CGATCTCTTACTACTACAGATAAGACAAATTTGGTAAGTGCTATCAACGAAGTAAATGTAACCGCAGGAAGTAAAATTTCTGATGTTACAGTAAATGGAACAAGTATTGTTTCTTCTGGTGTTGCAGAAATACCTGCCGCAGCACAGTCTGGCGATTATGGATTGGTCAAGTTTGGGAGTACTTCATCTGGATTGCAAGTTTCTTCAGGTACTGGGAATATAGCAATTTATGCCGCAACAAACACAAACCTAGAAGAAAAGACAAACGCCAACAGACCAGTTGTTTCGTCAAACTTGGATTATGCAACAGTCCGAGGAATTGCATATAATGGTTTGACGCTTACAGCAACTGAGAAATCAAATGCTTGTGATTGGTTGGGTGCAGTAAAAGATACAACGATTGGTGGCAGTTCTATTGTAACTGATGGGGTGGCAGTTATTCCTAATGCTTCTGGAGATACTTATGGTGTAACAAAACTGACAAACTCTCTAGTGTCAACAAGTAATACGATTGCATTAGCGGCAAGTTCCATAAATAATTTTTATAGAGATGTTATAGCTGGTGTTGGCACTTATGATAAAACTGCAACTTATGCTGTTGGAGATAAAATCCGTTCTACAAGTGGTTATTACGAGTGCATTAAAGATATTACAACGCCACACAACTGGGATGCAAGCGAATGGCGACAAATAACAATTCAAGGTGAAATTGATGGAAAACAAGACAAACTCACACCTGATGATGGTGGAAGATATATGGACATCATTGAAAAGGTTGTTTTGCCGTCTGGTTATTCAAGATTAGATTATGTAATCAACGAAGCAAGTGCTTCGCCATATACAACACTGGATTTAGGTATTCAACCACAAGATGGGGATATTATTGAGTCGGTATTTGTGGTGAATAAAGCCGCTATGAGCAACTATTTCGTTCAAGCACGGGACAATTCGGGTTCTGCAATTTATGGTTTAGCAGGGGCTTCATCTGGAAGCACTATTTCTTGTGCTGTGAATGGTGTTACTGCCGATGTGTCTATAACTCGCCAAAATGGTCATAAGTATTATGCAAAGGCATCTATGGTAAATGGTACTTGTTCTTTGTATATTAAAGATATGACGGACAATTTAGAGGATTATGGAACAAATACTTATACTTGGGGAACGATTAACAAGAATTATCACTTATGGGGTAATGGAACAAACACAATGAATGGGGAACAACCCGTTCAGTTTGTCAAGATTACAAATAAAGGCGTGGTTCGTGTTCATATGGTTGCAGCAACCAATGGGGTAAATGCGGGCTTCTATGATTTAGTCAATGGCACATTTATTAGCTCAATGACAGCTGGCTCTGTAAGTGCTGGAAATGTAATAGCAAATCCAACAGTTGTCAATACAACACTACGGAATAAAGATTTTATTTACTTTGGAACATCTAGCTCAACTGCTGCTACTGTTGATAAAGTTGTAAACATCCCAGAAATTACACAATTAGAGGAAGGACAAATAATTATTGTTCAGCCAACAGCTACATCAACTGTTGCTAACTCTACGATTGCTTTGAATAACTTTACTGTGTATCCAATGAGATATAATAATGCCGCTATTACAACATCAACCGACAGTATCGTTTGGTATGCTAACGTACCGTCTATTTGGAGATTTGATGGAACATACTGGGTATTCTTAGGACATGGTGTTGATAACAATACAACCTATAACTCAAACACCTTTGCCCTTTTGACAGCAGGTACGAACACAACAAACAGATTGCTTGCTCCGTCTATTTATAAAGATAGTACTTTTGGTGCAGTAACTGCTTATGCTTCAGGTGATACAATTCCTTTGGACGATAAGTGTTTATACAATAGCACAAGCAATATCACAGCTTTAACGTTATCAGCACCGACAGTTGATGAGAGATATATGTCACAAGTGAATTTCTCATCAGGAGGAACTGCCACGACTTTAACATATCCTAATACATTTAAGATATATGATGGATGTGATGATGTTCAGGTTGTAAATGGGGTTAAGACATTTGTTCCTGTGGCAAATAAGCGTTATCAACTGTTTGTGTTTAGCGATGGGGTTAATACTATAATTTTTGCAAAAGGAGCATAATATGTATGGGAAAATTGAAGATGGCGAATTAAAGTATGCAAGTACTATTGCTATTATTGATGGCGATATGGTTGTTACCAACCCTAAAGCTGAAGATTATGTCCACGCTGGATATAAGTTAATTGTTGATAATGCTAAAGAAGATGCCGAGAAAGAATATACGCCAGAATATATAGAGGAAGAAGATAAAATAGTAATCAATTATAAAGAGGTGTAGTATGAGCTTAAAGAAAAAGTTGTTAAACTGTTTGTTCACAGGCACATATGCACCTTGGCTTACTGAAGTTGAATGGTTAGAAAATCCTTTTAGTCAAGCAGACTCTATTGTTCCATATATTGATACAGGTATTTTTCCTAGTTGGGATTTGCCGTTTGAAATGTCTGCAACAATTACAAAGACATCAGCAAACAGAATGCTGCCACTTAGTAACTATGCCAACCAGTTGACATTTTATATTGAAGTAACAGCAACAAATAGGGTAAGATTTGGTTCGCAAGATTCCACTGCTTCCGACCCAACTTTTGTTGCTTTTGATGCTTATACAAGCTCATCCTATTCAATTCCATTAAATAAACCAACAAGAATATGGGTAAAATATACTCCAAGAAATGATACTGCTCATTCTGTTGATTATGAAATAGGATTAGAAGTATTGGATGGTTCTGGAACAACTACTTCCACAACAGGAACTGTTTATCGTGCAGGAAGTCCAGCATCTACCACAAGAACGTTGCGTATGTTCTATGACTATCGTAATGCACTTAGTACATTTGATGGGGGATTTAAGCTACATCAATTAGAGGTTAAATACGGGACAATACATCAGAAGTATGTTCCTTGTTTAGATATAAATGACATTCCTTGTATGTATGAACAGATTAGTGGAAAGTTATACTATAATCAAGGAACTGGTAACTTCAATATTGGAAGACAAATTACAGAAGTTGAATGGATAAACCTCACAGGAAGTCAAAGATTCAATACTGGTTTCTTACCTAACGAATTGTCCACTACATTAAAGGCAACTTTTGAAATAACTCCTGATTCGTTGGAGAGATTCCCATTTGGTGTTAGAAAATTGCAGGGATATGAAGAAAGTTGTTCTATGTATATTGGTCCAGTTGTGGGTGGAAGTCCTAATGGTTATTTAAGACTTGACTGGCCATTGAGGGCTGGTGGTGTCGCTGCTCGCTATAACTTTACTGCTTCTACTGAAAAGATTACATTGGAGGCAACTGGTAATTATTCAAATGTAAACGGACAGGTGCTTACAGCAAGCACAGTGGTTGACTTTACACATCCTAAACCTTTTTATATTGGAAACTGTTTTACAGAGTCTACCAATGCGTTTCAATCGGCTTTTAAGGGTAAGTTTTATGTTGTCAATTTGTTGAACACATACACAAGAGAAGATTATAGATACTGTGTGCCTGCTCACGATGAAAATAATGTAGGATTTTTCTTTGATAGAACGAATCACTTTATTATGGATAACGAGGGTCAGAATACACAGGATATGACGTGGGGAGATGAGATTCACTCTATCGGATATGTCTATGGAGGTTATCCTAGTTCATTTAAAACATTAGGAACTACATTTGCTGCACATAGATGGGAAACAGATATGAAAGCTCTTGGAGATGGAGAAAATGTAATATTGCTCGGTTCTACAACTGGTGCTGCAAACTACTGGGCTGTTTCAGCTTCAGCAGATGCTTATATGCTTCATACAACAAGTACACAATATTGGATTTATTTAAATGCAAAATTAAGAAGAACGTTATTCCTTGATAGTAATGATTTAGGAAATAGTAAAGGAAGTCTAACTCTGGATGTTGATGGACAAACAATGTCCCGTATAGCGACTTCGGGATTTAACACATCAACTTCATATAATCTGATTGGCTTAAGTTCTAACTATATTGGAAAAATGTGGCTGTATGGAAATAGGTGTTATGACAGGTCAACAAATCAATTACTTCTAAACTGGGTACCAGTTCAAACTGGAAATAAGGTTTGTAAAATTTTAGAAACAATTACTCATACATTGAATGATGCAGTTTCATCTCCAGAAGAACTGACTGCTGGATATAATATGGCAGGATACTCTATGGGGAATGAACTTCCATATGGATTCATTGAGTTAAATTACCTTGAATCAACTGGACCACAATGGGTTGATACTGGTATTTATATGAACTCTGATTATGGTGTGGAAATAGTAGCAAGACAGACCTCTACAACACAAAGTGTGGGGAGATATTTGTTTGGTGACGCACCTGTCCAAAACACTAGATACCTTATTGCAGTTACATCTGGAAATGACACATATAGATTTGGTTTGGAAAATGCCAATAAAGACTCAAATGTTTCTGCCTATGATGGTCAATGGCATACGCATAAAGTTGAAAATAAAACCTACTATATTGACGGAGTTAGTCAAGGTTCTTTGTCTGTTACAGACTTTACAGCAGGCAGAACATCCCGTTTGTTTAGTGTCCAAACCACAGGAACTCTTACTGAAAACTATTGGCAGGTAAGAAGTTGCAAACAATACGATAACAATGGAAGAATTATAGCACATTTAATCCCTGTTTTAAGAACGTATGATAACAAACCCGGTATGTATGATTTGATAAATAGAAAGTTCTTAACTAATGGAGGAACTGGAGAATTTAAATATGGTATCGGTAATAATTATACGTCACTAAATTATATTGAAGCAACTGGAACACAATACTTAACTGTTGTAAGTGGGGATGTAAATGAAACCTATGGTATTAGGCTAAATGCTTCTATGGCAGGAGAAACAGACAACTATCTCGCTGGCTCTACTGGTACTGGTGGCAACCGTATATTCTACTTTGGCGCTAGAAGTACTTCTTCTTATAATGCTTGGTGTTATGGGTGGGCAACTTCATCAACCGGTACTACAAGTCCTAGATATAATTTTAGTGATTATCCTGACGGTTTGGATAACTTCTATGTCGGTCAGTTAAACTTCTTGAATGACAAAAAGGTATCATTCGGGAATGAAACCCCGACAACAATGACATCTTCTGATGGTGTATTTACAAATACAAACATCAACTTCTTCAGAACATACAAAGATGCTGGATGTACTGGAAGAATTAAATGGGGTCAAGTATCTGCTGGAACAAATATAATCCGTAATCTTGTTGCGGTAAAGAGAATTGACGATAACGAAATTGGAATGTACGACACTGTGAACGGTGTGTTTTATAATAACTTAGGGGAAGGAACATTTAATTATGCAGAATAAGTTTGGTAATGAAATAAAAGTAATAGATTGTCGGCTACTGGACATCAAGAAGCAAGTCCTAGAAGCCAATGTCAGACACCTGCAACACATAAGGGAACGGTATCGCAAGTATCACAAAGCAGGGAAAGTTAGTGGGGATAGCACGTTGAGGACTGAGCAACTGTGCCAGTTATCCCAATGGAAAAAACAACTCGGTCACGAATGAAAGGATAAATATGACATTAGAAGAACAAAAAAAGCTAGAAAAACTCGAAAGACAAGCAAAAATTGAACGCTTACGGAGATGTCAAAAGAGATACCGTATGCTGGAAAACGGAGCCAGCCCAGCAGAGCTGCTTTCCCTAAAATGCGAACAAGCTGTTGTCGCTAAAAAGCTAGAGGTTGCTTCTCGGGAAAGATAAAGCAATCGGGGGCAATAAATGCACGGAAAGTTCAAGGAAATGAAAAAACTTATTATCCTAGGACAGCTTGCCCCCTACTGCACATACTGTGGAAAGAAAATAACAGACCCAAACGATTTTACAATGGACCATAAATTACCACTATCTCGTGGTGGCCAAACGGTTTCTAGCAATCTAACTCCAGCTTGCATGCACTGTAATCAAGAAAAAGGCATGCTTACATCTGAAGAGTATATGGTTGTGTTAAACTTTAGAAAGTCAAAGGAAAGGTAAAATGAAAAAGATATTATGTTTGTTAGGCTTGCATAAATGGGGCCCTTGGATGATAGGCCCCATTACTGGTAAAAAATATAGATGGTGTAAGTACTGCAATAAAAACCAAATAAGTTAGTTTGAATAGAGTGTCTTCTTTGAGCTCTCTGCCATTTCAATCAATCGGTTTAAAGACAACAATTCTGACTTCTTTCTCTTCTTTGCAAAGTGTCCCTTTTCAAGGGGAACTATCTTATACATATCCCCATCTTTAGAGATGCGAGCAATTCTTCCGGCCTCAACCCTAGCCATAGTTACATAAACAACAATATCTCCAACATTGATTTTATTTTTCATAGGTTACCTCCTTCGTACATTATATACCACATTTTTAATTAAATGTCAAGAAAAACTTATCCAATCAATATCTAGTACTAAAACACAATATATAGTATTTAGATGGTATTTTAGACACAACATATAGAGTTATCCAAGTTATCAACATGCTTACTATAAAATATATAAAGGTTAATTTCTTTTATATTGCTTTTCTTTATAAGGGAGAGAAAAAGCCCCATCTGAAAAAGCTAAAAAAAGAATGGAGCAGAAAAAGAGAGAGAAAGGTAAAGGGATGTGCTCTTTTTTTGCTGGGTAAATCTGAAAACCCAACCACATATATTATAGCACATTAAATGGCAAAATCAAATTATAGGCATTTATCTTGTTTAAAAAACTTTGCGCGCTCCTCTGATATTTCCCTTAATCTTGCATCGACCTCGTATCTAACGAACTCACACCATTCTTCGTAATCCTCTCCGGGAACTCTGGTAAATTCCTTCATTACTTCTTGGCGAACCTTATCTACAATGTTTGTTATTTTCTTTTTAGTCATGCTACTCCTCCTACAAAACGAATAATAATACCATTATTTGCAAAAGTCAATAAAAAAGTTATAATAAATATGTGGTTTAAGAGAAAGGAACAAAATGATTGAATTTATTTTACACTGTGAGCCGCCAAAGCACACCGCTCAAGGCAGCAGCATGATTTTAAAAAGTAAAAAGACCGGCAAATACTTTATTGGCAAAAAAGCCAATTCTAACGCCATACAGACGAAGAACGAGCTTTTGGCTATGTTGATGCCTTACCAACCAGAAACACCCATGCAAGGCGCCGTTAAACTAGAAATAGACCTATTTTATTCTTGGAGAAAGAGCGAAACAAAGAAAAACCGTGAGAAAGGTATGATGCCGGTAACAACAAAGCCAGACCTCGATAACTGGGTAAAGCAATTTAATGATTGTTTGACTCGTCTAGCATTTTGGCGTGATGATGCACAAGTGTTTGATATGCACTTAACGAAGTTTTATTCCGACAAGCCAATGATACATGTCAGAATTACGGAGTTTTAAAAAGTATTTGACATTATGTTTTTATTGTGGTATAATAGTTAAAGAAAGGTTAAGATGTCAAAGTTAATTGCAATTAAAGAAGGAACAAAGACACGGTATGTTACACAAGAGGTGTACGACCGTTTGATGGCTAAGAAAAAGGATAGGGTAGTTGGTGCAGGAGATATTACTTGTTCTGGCACAAACTCTATGGCCTTGGGTTTTACTGACGAACAATGGAATAGGATTTACGGAAGGAATAAAGAAGATGAATGAGGTCAAGATAACAGGTAGGGTATACAATGCAAAGACAACAACTTCTCTTGCAGGGAAGAGCATCACACGATTCGGTTTAAGCATCTATTGTGGTAAAGGCAAGGACGGAAAGTCAAAGTATGGCTTTATTGATTGTAAATACTTTGGGAACCTTGTGACAGACAATAACTTAAAGGACGTTACAGGGAAACTCTTTGTCGATTCGTGGGAGAAAGACGGAAAGAAATTCTCCAAGCCTGAGATTATTGTTGACACTATTGTCAACTCAACCATGTTTGCGGAGAGAAAGTCAGAACCCCAACCAGAGCCACAAAAAGAGGATTCGCCATTTGAGGACGATATACCGTTCTAAATTAACAGGGTAGGCGGCGAAGTTGGAGAGTCGCATCAGACTGTAAATCTGACGCTTTGGCTGAGTTTGTTCGAATCAAACCCTACCCACCATGGGGTGACACATTAACCAATGTTGTTCTTGTTCTTTAATGTATTAACCGTCACCCCGCCTAATTTGAAGAGAGGATAAAATGCACGGAAGTAGAAAACCAACAGAAGAAGAAAAACGAATCTCGAAAGAGTATAGAAAAAAGAGAAAAGAAAACCTAATCGGACTGAAGCTTATGGCTAGAATGACAGGCTATGGCTATGACTACCTCACTCATGTAGAGGCAGGATATGACCCAGCAAGCCTATCATTCGTTGAAGAGTATGACCGAGTTATAGCTTATATCAACGCGGGTTGCCAAAAAAACAAAAGAAAAAGAAAAAATATTAAAAAAAGTTCTTGACATTTATAATTTTTTGTGGTATAGTGTGTTCGTTCAAGAGAGAAAGGAGAACTGAACATGAAAGACTTAATTGAAAAAATAGTAAGGATTCAATCCACATTAAAAGCTCCAAAGAACCAACACAATAACTTTGGAAATTATAACTACAGAAGTTGTGAAGACATCTTGGAGGCTGTTAAACCATTGCTGGCTAAAGAGGGTTTAATTTTAACAATCAGCGATGACATGGTTGTACTTGGAGATAGGTTTTATGTCAAAGCAACAGCAACTATTACTGATGGTGTTAATAGTGTATCCAATTCTGCATTTGCTAGAGAGGAAGAGAGTAAGAAGGGCATGGATTCGTCCCAACTTACTGGTTCCACAAGTTCTTATGCTCGCAAGTATGCGTTAAACGGTTTGTTGTGCATTGATGACACAAAAGACGCTGATACAACAAACACCCATGGTAAGAACGATGAGCTTGTGAAAAAGAAAGTTGTTGAGTGTAAAAAGTCTATTGAAGCCCATGGAAAGTATGTTGAGGGTGATGGAGACTATGGATTAGTAACTAGATTTGCAAATAAAATCTTTGAGCTTGGGTACAAAGATGATGCGAATGAAATCTTGGCTTTATTGAAGGCTAAAACAGAAAAGGATTCTATCCCTTATTAGGGAAGAATGTGGTTGGTGCGAATATGGCAGAATAAGCACACTCCTTAATATTTTCCAATCAGTAAAGACAACCACTGCCAACTTTAACCATTAACAAGGAGGCATAATATGGCGAGAAGAACACAAAAAGAAGTTATTTTAAACTATTTGCAAAAGCATTCAAAAGGTTTAACAAGCATGAAGGACTTTTGGTTGTGGAGAATAACAAGATTGGGAGCGAGGATTTACGAGCTTAGAGCTAAAGGTCATCATATCATTACAATCAAAGAGGATAATGTGTTTTGTCCTGGACAACATGCGAGATATGTGTTGTTAAAAACAAACTATGATGAAGCAGTTTAATCGGGTTTTGTGGCAATAGTTCAGTGTCTCCATTTAAGAATTGCCACAACTGGGTTTCGTGTAATATGGGGAATAAGCGATAATAAAACCTTGATTAGCCCAGCCCATTATTTAAAAGGAGGAAAAATGGTTGATTTAGAAAAAGTAAAAGAAGGAGATAAATTATATACATTCAGATGGTTGGCTATATATCAACCCGATGATGGAGAGTACGATATTCAATTTCCTGTTGGTGTTAAGTCTTTTTATGTGAAAGAGGTGGTCGGAGGGTTTTTGTGTAATTTTGTAATAACAAGATTAGGGAAAAGGCTCATAGATGCAGAGCTATTTTATACGAAGGAAGAGGCATTAAATGGGCTAAAGAGAGCACTCTTGTCTGGGTGGAAAAATTATAAAGGTGACAAGATGATAAAAGACTTGTTAATGGTTCAACAAATTGTTAAGAGATTAAAGGAGTAAAAATGACTTGGGAAGAACTTAAAGAATGGGGAAAAGGGTCTTGTTCAACAATCATTTATGATAAAGTTATAATTTATCACGACTGGCTTTATCTTTATGAAGATGGAACAATAAAAACAGAGGGTGATGGCTTCATTATTGAACAAGAAACAGATGTTTCGTATGACCAAATGTTTGCCATAATGAAAGCACTACAATAGGAGGTGGATGATGACAAGAGAGTTTAAGTTTCGTTTTTGGGATGAGGAAATGCAATCCTATTGGGATTGGGAAGAAATCCAAAATGATTGGGAATCGGATGGATATTTTGATACGGCTTTCCGTCAAGACCATTGGACTTGTGAACAATTTACGGGGATTTACGATGTAAATGGAAAAGAAATATACGAAGGGGATATTATTAAATCTCCAAACAACAGCCACCCTCTTCAAGTTGTATGGGAAAATGGGGCTTGGCAAACAATAGAATATAGAGAAAATGGACGCCACGAACTGCTTTTGTATTGTCTGGTTAAATATTATGGTGTTGAAGTAATCGGCAATATACACGAGAACAAGGAGTTGTTAGATGACTAAATCACTTACAGAACAATGGCGTGAGGGAACGCTTTCAATGGGGTATTATTATGTTTCTACTCCTCCGAGCTATGGCGGAGAAAAAATAAAATATCTTGATGACGATTGTTGTTTTGGACTTGACGATGATATAATCCAAAAAGTCCTAGCACCTGTTCCTAGTTATGATGAGTATAAGGAACTTGTAAGTAAAACTGAGCAGTTGGAAAAGCAACTTGCCATAGCCACAAAGGCGTTGAAATACTACGCAGAATGCAAACATATAAACCTAGACCTTATATCAGTGCCAGATGATTGTGCTGACTTTGAGGTATTTGAAGATGGTGAACACGCCAGACAGGCATTAAAAGAAATCGAGGTGGTAAAATGAATAGAGAGCCCACAAAAGAAGAGCTAAAAGAATGGATTAAGAACGAAAGGAATGTGTTTCTAAATAGCTTTTTTGATTTGATTAACCAAAGAAAAGAAATGGAACAACAGATAGAACGCTTGCAGGAACAACTAAACGAAGCGAATGAAGTGTTAAAAGATACAGCACATTGGGCAACAGACGAAACTGAAAATCAGAGAAAGGCAAGAGACTATCTTAAAAAGTGGGGTGTGAAATGAAAAAAATATTATTGTTATTAGTATTGGCTATGAATTGTGAAAACGTTGCTGGAAGCTTCTCAACTCCAGTTGTTTGGAGATGCGAAAACGATGAAGCTATCTGTTATATTGATTCAAGAACTGGTATATCTTGCAAGTTTAAGGATGTAATAAAATGATTGAGATTTGTATGTTAGGGTTTGTAATTGGCTTTACAATCGGTGTTTTTGTTGGTAAGATTTAGCCCATCATTTGCCAAAAGATTAAAGATGGTGTAGAATAGCCCCATTATAATGGAGGAATATATGTTTAATATCCTAGTCTATTTACTTTCTATCGAGAAAACAGCCAAAGGAATCCACTATTTATGCAAAGGCGAAAACTTCTGGGCTGACCATCTGCTAGCAGACAAGATTGCAGACGGGTTATCTGATTTTATGGATGAGATACAGGAGATTGCTTTCCTTGGCAAAGAACAAGATGCCCCACAACCATTTAGTGTATTAGCAAGTGCCGGTGCTATGGTTCCAGAGCTTACAGAAGACATCACAGAAGATTTCAAAAAGTTAGACAAGCTCTTACTGGCGTGCATTGATGAGATTGAAACATCATCTAAGCTTGAGGCTATTACTGTTGGTGATGGTGATTTACTCGGTAGAATCTGTGCAGACATCCAACAAAAGCATGGCTTCATTTGGCGCCGCATAAAATAATTTAAAAAAGTTCTTGACATTTATAATAAATTGTGGTATAATGTCCTCATCAAAGGACAAGGGGTTCTTTGGATTAAATTAAAAGGAGAAAACTATGAGTGAAGAAAAAGAATTATTGGAAGATTTAAAGGGTATTATATTCGACTGCTTAAATGATGAGTGGCATAATGCCATTGATGTGAAAGACTTCAAAGTTGAGAGAGATTATGAGGCCTATGGAGATACTTATGTATCCACGGGTGATTATATTACAGAAGAGAGTGAAACAAAGTTTAGAGAGGGTTTTAAACAGGACATTACACCAGAAGAGTTCATTGAAAAGCTGAAGGTGTATCCTGATTTTATGGCAACGCTTAGAAAATTGATTGCCGAACACGCTGACACGGCGAACTTATGTTAGGAGGAACAAGATGAAAATGTTAGAAGACTTTGCAACAGTGGTTTGTGTTTGTTATATCTGTTTTTGGTTGTTTATATTCTGTGCCATCGTATTGATGACAATATTTTAGGGAGAACATAATGAAGAGTGCAATTTTACCACTGCTGATTGTTATTACTGGAACAGTCCTCGGAATAGTGATACGCAATATGGACAAAAGACTTGACAAAATAGAAAAATCCTCTATTTTATCTTGTGAGAAAGCATACAATGACTGTAAGAACTATCAATCGAGTGAAGACGATTGTGATTGGAATAAGATTTGGTTGTGTATACACCGATAACCTATCTGCCCACCTCCTTTTAGGGCTAGTTGTTGAGTCCAAATGCTAGATGCTTGGGTCAAGGGCAGTATTACTAAACAGACATAATACATGTATTTTTCATTTAGTTTTGGTCTAATCTAGCAGGCAACAACAATAGAGGGAGTAAAATCCCTCTATTTTTTTATAACCAACTTGACATCTATAAATTATTTTTGTATACTCATGGAGTGTTGTTTCATTATAAAACCTGTTAAGAAACAAAACAAGGGCGGCCGTGGTAATGGGTCGCCCTATCTTATTTTTTCTGTTTATTACTTCTTTAAACACTCAATCTTCATAAGGTTTTCTGCTTTATGTGTTTGGCTGTTCACTGCATACAATGTTGATACCTTTGTCCTCAACCTATTGCACACACGGCCAGTGTATTGACATTGCTGACGAGAGTATTCTGGCTCTTCATTATAGGGAATGTAATACACATCACCTTCATGAGCAATCTTTGCAAACTCTTCTGGCGTAAGGATAGAACCTGCCGCTTGTCTCTGTCTGAACACGCGCAATGTGTCTTCCTTTGGCTCTTCGGCTTGTGCTGTCTTCTTGCTACCCCAAAACTCTTTATTTCTTTTGGTGTATTTTCTCTTTGGCTTTTCAGGATTGTTGATAGTCAATTCCCCTTTCAATATCTTGTCTGGGTTTATGTCTGTCACAAAGGACGCAGTATATTTTGTCTCTTGTGTTGGTAAGGTTGTTTCAACCCCGCCATTTGGATAGTCTGTAAAGCGTTTCCCATCTGTTGTATAGACTTTGAGTTCTGGCGTTTCAACCTTTCCTTGCATATTTGTATCTATCTTGTTAAACAATTTCTCGGCCAACGCTTTTGCACACGCTTCCGCCATCAACTTTTCCAACACCGCTGGGTTAGTTTCTTTTTTCTTTTTACCAAATAATTTCATGTTTAATTTTCCTTTCTCTTTTAATTTGGTTAGAACGATTTGTTTTGTTTTAAGCTACCATGTACCACAAACTCTCTATTTTTTGCTGTACGGGCTTAAAAAGTGCTTTTTCTTTGATTTATTTTGTTACACCTCCCTGTTTTTGACATAATCTTTTATTTCTTCGTCAACTTCCTCCCCGTCTTCATAAAGGGGAATGTCCGAATAGCTTTTGTTTTTGTTTGCATTGAAAAAGTCCTCATCAGACTGGTGCACACTATCCTTGACAACAAGTTTATATGTTCGCTTGTTGTCCAAGACATCGAGGCCAACGATTCGTTCAGGGTATTTCATCTTCTTGATTTGGTTAGCAAAAGCAAGAATGACTGCCCATTGTTGAGGTGTTGCCCATATTTGACACCGCCTGTATCCTTTTTCTCGCATATTTCGTTCATAGTTTGCAAGGTATGCCTTGACTCTGTAATAATACTTACCGCCTGCCATGTCAAAATCTCTCTATTTATTTTTACTGTTGATTGCTTTTCAATTCTGCAAGCATAGAATAAGCTTGTTTTTTGTTGTGAATGACATTTTGTGCAAGATATGACTCCACTTCTGGCAATGTCTCGAATGAATGGAAGAGGCAATGACATTTTGGGTTCAATTGCTCATTTGTCCACACCAAAAAAATCGGCTCATTGTGTGCGGTTAAAGTTCTGTTTATGCTCTTGATTTTCATTTTCGTTTTTCCTTTTGTTTTGGCACGTTTCCGGCCGTGCTTGTTGCCGTGGTAGAGTGTCCACCATTAAAACAAGGAAAAAATCCCTTGCTTGAATGGTAGAGGGGGCGCGAATGTCCCCCGAGTCCCCTCTTACACATAAAAAGCGCGAAAATGGGCAAGGATTCGGCTCATTCTTTCGGCATTCTCCCGTTGTCCAAGGGCAAAAAACGAGTCAACGCTCTTTTGAATAACGTCAAGCGCCTTTAAATTGTCCCCTTGACACCTTTCAAGAATTTTTACACATAAAAAATCAATCTTTTGTTTTGTCATGTTGTCCCCTTTCAAAAACTCTTTATTTTTTTAGTATTCGCGCTCTTTTAGATACTTTGGGAATTGATTGTCCGCGGTTATCAAAAGCTCTTTATTTATCTCCGCCCATGTTGAGTCTTTAACTTCACACGGGACGCCGCTCCACATTGTGCCCCAATGGTCCACACACAACACAAAACAATCTAATTTTTCCGAATAAGTAAACAATAGGCCAAAAGTTTTTTCTAGATATTGCACATCCGACTCGGTCCAGCTTGTCAAATAGTATTGATAAATTTCTGAGTCTTCCTCTTGTTCAAATCTCATATTGTCCCAAATAGACTCGTCAATTTCTCCTATGTTGTTACATAAGACAAGGCCGCCATCTAACCAGTGCGCCGCTATATTGTAGGTTGTATACACTGCTTTTTTCATTTTCATTTTCTCCTTTAATTTTCGCAAGATTTCCCGCTTGCGTTCGGGCTGGTAGTTTATCCACCATTAAAGCAAGCAACGAATCACCCGCTTGAATGGTGGCGGGGGTTAATAACCCCTCGCCGCCCATGCCTCGCATTGCTCGCTTGAATGCACCAGCTTACAACTTTTCAAGGCCTCGGCCTCTCTTTTGATACTCCATGCGCAACATTGAGAACAAGCCCAAAAGCAAAAAATAACTATAAAAAAGATTATAAAAAAGTTTTTCATGTTTTCCCCCTTATGCCATAGCTTGAGCAATCTCTTTTTTGGCTTGAATTACTTGCGCCCTTGTAAGCCTATCCTTTAAAATAATTGAATCCCAGCCACGCCCAAAAATACGGCGCCCTTGATTTTCTATTGTATAAAGACCATTGGATTCTTTAATCGCCACTAATCTCTGGTTTTTGCTTTTTTGTAAAATAATCATTAGTTTTTACTCCTCTTTTTTTGGTTTTTGATTTGGCCTCTTGCCTCCTCTTTTCATGTCTTTAATATATCACTATATGAGCAACTTGTCAAGCAAAATAAAACAACAAAATCAAAAAAAATTACATCTTTTTCAATAAATTTTTGATAAATTAACACTTTTTTAACCTTTTACAACTTGCTGGTGTGGATTTTAACACCTAGACTCAACTGGTTGGTGTGATTATTTTGTGGATATATAAGCAACTTTTTAAAGAAAGAAGACTCAACCTCAACACGATTCGTTTTCCCTCTCTCTCGTATCAGTTGAGTCGAAAAAATAAATCAAGCGCTTGCTTGAATTTCCTCCTTGTTAGGAAAATTTTCCGAACCATGACTCGATTCGTTTTGGGGTAATATGTTACCACATGACTCGACTCGATTGCATGAAGTCGACTCGATTCGCTTAAAGGTTGAGTCGATTCGTTTATCGATTCGTTTGTCTAGTTTTTCCATAAATTGACAGAAGAGCGAATCGGCGACTCTGTATTCTGTAAAGCAAAAAGCACGCCGGCAGGATATACAAAAACGGGGAAAAAGCATGCTTATTGCTTAGGTTTTAATACCCAAACCACTATAATATTTTTCCAGAAGTGTTATGGTGTATAAAAAAATAGACTAGATATAGTGGTGAGTGGTGGAGGTAGGCACAAGATATAGTAGTTTCTCTTTTTGGGCACAATAATCCCTAGCAGGAACTAGGGAAAATTGAGTAGAGAGTCTCAAATGGTGAGTAGGGTGTAGATAGCTTTAAGTGCTAAGTACTAGGAGGAAGGTCAGCCTGTAACTCCCATGCCCTATGTAATCCTGAGGGGTGTCCGTATTGGTTTCAGCATTCTGGACTCAACTATCCTTACCACTGTACTTTGTAGGAATACTTAGGAGATTGTTTCTTTGTTACTTCCCAACCTACTTTGTAAGCCTCTGGGGATAGCTTCCCTCACTGGCGGTCTGGACACACTAACGGTCTCACCATCAACTTGGTTAGTGCTGGGGCGTGGTTCCCCATCTTCGGATTAAACAAGTATAAAGCCTGGGCGCGTAGGTAGAGGTGTCACCCTCACTTCTCTCAGAGTTATATTAGCGTCTGCTAACCCCTGCTTGTTATCCACTTCAGCCTTATCGGTCTTCTACGCTAAGTATTGGTGGCTTTACTGCTTGCAATCCTATCATAGTTTTTTACCCTTGTCAAATGCACCCCGTCAACCCATAGAAAAGGGTGGTCAACGGGGAGGTAATATTATACCCTATCTATTGTTTTGCCATCATCATTCATAACAAAGATTGGACCAGATGTGATGTATGTGTTTTCATCAACCTCAACTGATGAAATCTTTAAGTTGCCGTGGTAATCAGGTTTTTCCTGTTTTTGTGCATTTTTAATTTCATACAGAAGTTTGGAGCCTTCTTCCGTTGCTGATAATACAGGGACAATAAGTTCATACGGTGTGTTTGGACATAACGCACAAAAGAAATCCCTAATGTCTGGGATTTGGTCCTCATAATTTTCTGGTTCATTAGAGTATAAACACTTGCGTCTTTCCCTGTATTCTTTTGCTATGAAATCAATAATCCCCATATCCTGCTCGTCAATAGGTGCCGTTATTTCTTCAAGGTATTTACAAACCATTGGAAACAAATCCGATGTGATTGTTACCTGTTTCTTGTTGATTGCCACATTGTTTGATTGAAGTAATAAGTATTTTTGGCTATCGCCACAAAAGATTTTAATAAACATTTTATTTTCCTTTCTATTTATATGTTTGTCTATTTATCTCGATAAGGTCTCCCTTATCGTCTTTATTCTACCATAAGACACTTTCCTTGTCAAATGGCGAGCAGGATAGGATTTGAACCTATGATAGTGTATTTCAACTATAACGAGTTAGCAACCCGTTGCTTTAAACCTCTCAACCACCTGCTCAAGTTTGTGGTGGCGGGCTGTGGAGTTTAACCACTGTCTCTTGCCCCTTGGCAAGCGCTTTGACGTTAAGCTATGACCCCCATAAGGGTCGTGTTTTTTTAATGTAGAACACGGAAACTACAACTAGGCCTGTACAACGCCATACCGGACATTTTCTATCCCGGGTTTCCTCTCTCGTGAGATTCCTGCACGCCGCTTTGACCTTCAGCAGTAAGTTTATCCTAAGTGACTAGTATTAGGACGAATTGGCGGAGGGAGTAGGATTCGAACCTACGGTCCATTTCTGAACGACAGTTTTCAAGACTGCCACGATAAACCACTCTGACATCCCTCCAGTGGCTGGGTAGACAGGTCTCGAACCTGTGACTTTCAGATTAACAGTCTGACGCTTCTACCAACTGAGCTACTACCCAATGTCTATGGGGGAACTGGCTTTCAATAATCCAGTTAATTGCTACTCATGACATAACAACTGCGTACGACCCCCACAGCTCGTTAGGTGGTTATTTCATCAATATGTGAAATGCCCACCAAAATCCTAATCCAAAGAATAACCCTCTTCCAATGTAGCCAATGATTTCTTCAAATAAACACATTAGAGCTACAATTAAATCTTTCAATACCGGATTATTTAGCTTTTTTGACTTTGACATTCTTTCTTCCTTTCTTCTTTGGTTCAACCTTAATGGATTTCTCCTTCTCTAGCACTATCTTCCGAGCTTTGGCTTTCTGCTCTTCCGATACTACCTCCATCAATGCCCCGTTGATTAAAGCTAATGCAGTGATGTGGTCTGTTAAATGGTCAATGCTTTGCGCAAGGTCTGCATTGTCAAGTTTCATCTTGGCAACCTTGTCTTTGAGCTCTACGTTCTCTGAATAGCATTCAGCATATGCCCGTTGAAGACGTTCTAAGCGTTCTTCGCATTTCTTGTGTATATTAAACATTTTTCTTTCCTTTCTGTTGTTTTAACGGCTTTTCTAAAAATGCATATAAGTACCGTAACCTGTCTATGCAATCTTGTAATCTGGTGCTGGCCTCTCTGTCACATAACAAGGTCGGCTGTAAGTAGTTAAGCATGGTTGTTACCCACCTAACCTCATTTAGTGCCTTGTTTATCCTAGCTTTCGATATGTCCATCTTCACTGCCCTTTTTGTATGCCCATTTGGTCGAGGTGTAGTTGTGTTGAGGATACATGTATTTGTCTGTGCAACCTTTGGTAATGCATAATACCTTCTCGGCATTAAAGATTACCTCTCCGTTGTTTATGTATTTAACCCCGCTCTGCAATAAAGAGTTAATCACATTAAACCTTGCATCCCTTTGCGATTCAGTGTCGTAGGTCTCTGCCAGTGTCGTATCTTCAAAGTGCCATAGTACACTGTATTGAAACCAATCATTTTTGCTTGCCATTTAATAACTCCTCCAGCTCTTTTAACTTCGGGTCTGCTATGTCTGCTAAGTATTGGCCAAGATGTGATAATGCCGCCTTTACTTGAAATGGTGTGGCCCTGTCATCCGGCACACTCTGTAATGCCTCTAAACAACATTCAACCAATGTAATTAACTTCCCACACATATATGCATCCATGTCTTCCAAGTAATGCGATGGACACCTCTCTGCTATGCTGTGTAGTATCATGTCACCCGCTATGCTCGGGTCTGATTGCCGAGATATTGAACCAAAGTATTCTAATAACTCGTAGTGTCTTAAATCTCTATCTTTTGGTGTTCTTGGCGCCATTCTTACCTCCTTTATTGACAAGACGTACTATACCACATTTTTAATTAAATGTCAAGTATTATTTTTTAATAATCCTTCTTTTTCGTACTGCTCGATTATCTCCTGTTCTTTGTCGTAGTCATGTTGGGTGATGTAACCTTCTGGATTATAGAACGTAGGAGCAGAATTTCCGGGAAAACCGTAGAGGTCTATACTCTTGGCTCCAAAGTACAAACAGATGTCGATGGCCATAAAGCCTGTACTTGGTTGTTTACCAAGCATAGCTTTGAGTTTCATTCTGTCTGGTGTGTTAATTGTCACATTGGCGTGGTTATAATAATGTTTACTTCTGTTTGCCACAAACCTTGCGTGGTATGATTCAAGTTCATAAAAAGAGAGGTTGCACGCAAGGATAAGCAGGTCTGTTCTTTTTCCTTGGCATTCTGGTTTAGCATAGAACCCCTTATTAAACCGTATGATGAAGTCGTGGTCGTCTATCTCTTTTCCCCACTTCTTATCAAAGATTGTTTTGCCATTACCTACTATTGCTACTCGAGCCCCTTTGATATGTTTTCCTATTTGTGTGAGCTCTCGGTATTTAATTTCCATTTTTTTGTTCTCCTATGTTGTTTTTCTCCACATTTAACTGTAAGCGCATTTTCTAATGTCCATCCTCTTCGTAATCTTTTTGTTATAGCAACGGGGTGAGAAAAACCAAGCTGTTTAGCCCAGTCGCTTATACACATTGTTTTTCCGTTAAGTGTCAGATTATTATTTCTTCTAGTATTTCTTGCTTGTTCTCTTTGAGATACAAATCTACAGTTTTCTGGACAATAATCTCCATCGTTATCTATTCTGTCAATACTAAGACCTTTTTTATATCCATTAGATAAAGCCCAATTAAAAAACGCAGATTTACTGTTTTTCCACTCTTCACAAACTTTTATTCCTCTAGCTCCGTAAAGATTATATCTGTGGTCTTTTGGGTTTGTTGTTCTTCCAATCATGGATTTTCTAACCCCATAAAGAGGATGGTTTGACATTCCATGATGTTCTTGAATTACTGTCATTTTATACTCCTATAAAACACTCATTTGTAAGATGTGGCAGGACTGTGAGTTGCAGCCTTTTTGGGTAGCTTTCCCTAGCCACGAATAAAGTATAGCACATTCTTTCCAGTTTGTCAAAAATGGTGTTGTTCGTAGTATTTTATCATGCCATCTTTATCTTTGCCTGGAAAATGAAGAATAACAACATCTTCGTATTTTATTGGATTGTCGTATTTTCTTTCATAACAGTAATTATATTTTTGTGGCAAAAAAGTAAGGCTCCCTCCTAAAAGGGTGTTTATAATCGTTTCGTCATGCTGGTACCCAGTTATCAGGTTTGGAATTGTTTTTTCAATTTGAAAACACTTTGTTGTAAAATCTATATCCCTCAGGTTTTGAAGATTCATAACCATCATTCCACTAAGTCCATATTTCTCTAATCCAAGCTCCTTTGCCTGCTTTTTCCCGTAATTATGGCTTTCGCATAGACCAATGTAGTTTACATATTTGTTCCATAAAAAATCAAGCGAATCTTGACAAATTGTATCCCCATCAATAAAAATAATTTTTTCATACGGCAACTGTGGTAAAAGCAACTTTAAATAAGCCGCGTTTGATATTCTATCCCCAATCCCCCTATTTCTATGTTGTCCACCCAAATCAAACACAAAGTACTCATCTGCCCCAGAAACCTCTATTAGTTTTTCGCTCACCACAACAATCTTTGCTTTTTGGTTGTGTTTTTTAACGGTTTTAATTGACAACTCTGCATATTTTTTATAGTTATTATCTATACAATACACGATTATCATAAATCCCTCTCTATCAGTTGTTTTAGTTGCTCGTTGTATTTCTTGGAATATCTGTCTAGTTTCTCACACATTTCAACTGGGAAGTATTTACCGGGGAACCTCTTGTTCAGACCAGCCTGAATAACCTTAGCACTATTCATCCTAAATGCCGTCTTGTCCTTCGTGGCTTCGCCTGGGTGCCTGCGGTAGTTCACCATTACCTTTTCTATCAAGTGGTAGTGTCTGTCCTTATGCTTTGACCAGAACCAGAAGTCAGCAGCACAGTCGAAAGGTGCATCAAACTCCCCAAATCGCTCCCGTCTAAACATAGCCGTTGGTTGTTTAATCGGTTGATAGAAATACAACTGTTTGGAAATCTCTGCGTCTGATATGCTAAATGCTTCCAGCTTTTCCTTCTCTCCGAACCATTTAAGCCACCCAAACACACAATCAACCTCTGGGTGTTCGTCCAAGTATCTCTTTTCTACCTCTAGCTTATCTGGCTCCCATATATCATCGTGGTCGCAGAAGCAGACATATTCACCCTTTGCTTGTTTGAGCAAGAAGTCGTATGCTTTTGCATAACCCTTATGGCCCTCAATAAACCATTTAATCCTTTTATCTTTGTATGTATCAAGAAAGATTCTAAGTCGTCCATCTTCCCTTGCATCCCCGTTATCAAGATATACCAGCAATTCCCAATGTGTTTCTGTTTGATTTATAATAGAATCAATCTGTTCCTTCAAATAATCCAAATTTGATTTATAGCAAGACATTATAATACTAATCATTTCTTTATCCTTTCAAAGAACACCCTACCATCGGTTAAGGGGCTGTGTATAAACCAGCTTGTGTTGTACCAACAGGAACCCTTACCATTATAATCAACTCGATTGTCTAACACAACTACACCAATTCCACCTTCTTTCCACATCTCTCCACGCTTTTGTCCTTCCAGCGCCGTTAATGGCAACAATAGAGCAAATGGAACCTTCTTTTCATAGCATCGTTTTATAATTTTGTCTTTGATAGAAAATGGTGGATTTGTAATTATCATATCGTAAGCAAAAGGAAGTTCAAAGTTTAAGAAGTCACATCCATCGTCAATATGTGACGTATGAACCTCAAAGCCACAAGCAGCCAATATCTTGGCAATCTTACTGTCTTCTGTATCGCAGGGACACCAAATTGTTTTTACATCACTCGGTATGTATTTTAACATTGGTATAATAGCATAATCTGGCGTATATAACTCGTCAAACACTTTATGATTCTTTAATGCTTCTTTCATCTTTCGTATTTACTCCTTTCAGGATAGTGTTGTTTTAACCAACCAAGTGTGTTGCACTCAAATACCCAATCAGAAACACTAAAACAATCGGCGTCACCAATTCTCCACTCAACACAATCAGTTGATAACCTCAGTTTTATGTCTTTTCGATACGGCTGGTCCTTTACAAACATGTTTGCATAGGTACTTCTAACTGCCATTGCTGGTGCTGTGTACTTAATTTTGTCAAATATTTTGTCTAATTCTAGGAATTTTTCCCTATTATAGACACATGGGATGTGCAATTCGTGGTCTAAATAGGGAAAATGGTGTTCTTCAAGCCAAGTTCTAGCATTTTGAAGAGATTTTTGGTAGGTTGTGGAGCCTTCTTTGCTTTCAGACAGTGTTCCACGATAAAAAAATGGGTAATTTTCTAATTTTGTAGGCTTTGTAAAGAAAATATCGTCATACATTAGCACAAAATCGTCAGAAATGTCGGTGTTTTTGATGGTCTGGCTAACTTTCCACCAATGATTGACCATTGGACAACCAATATCTTTCTCTTGTGTGAATATTACCTTACTCTTGTCAACAAATCGTGGGCATTCGCCAGTAATAAACACCCGACCAACATCAGAACAGCATTTTTCTAATGACCGAAGCGAATACATCATCTCTTGGTCGTAGTTTCTACTTTGGACCCCCTTGATATATAACACGTCAATCATAGTAAATTCATTTGTCCTATCTGTTGTTTCTTTCCAATAACAAAATCACATATAAAGTTCCTTGCGTAATCTGGGCTAATCATTGACCGTTCTTCTGAACAAAGACCTGCTTCAGAGCCCCCTCTTGCAGACATTATTGTTTTTTGTTTTTTGTCATACTGTATTGTATGCAAATGAGTTGGTTCGCAATTAAAATAAAAATACGCAGTAGGTTTTTTAAAATAATCTCCGCGCTCCATTCTGTTCATATCAACAATATCTGGAGCTTTTATAAAATTAGCCTTCAAGTATGTTTGTTCACTCCAAGGATTTTCGACTATCAGACGTATTCCTTTTTTTAGACACACCCCACAAAACTTTATAAGCCTATCATAAAATTCTTTTCTGCTATCTGAACGTTTTAAAATTTCTTTTATTTTTTCTTCATCACTTAAGCAACGATAATTAACGCAGTTAAGGTAAAAAGACATTTGTGAAGTTGCACAAAAATAAATACAAGGATAAAAAGCAATTATTAAATCATCTTTACTTATTTTGTCAAACAAACTAGGTTTTCCATCATAAGCATTATCAATTTCAGAAAAAAGGTCATTGTCAAAGTCTGTTTCCCCAAAATTGTTTTGAATGTCATAATCATAGGCATCATATCCGAGCTTTTTAAACTCGTTTTTAAACGTTCCACTTTGTTCAAAGAATAAATGTATTTTGCCTTTAATTTCCATTCTGTTCCTTCAGTTGCCTTGGTACATATCTCTCGTAAAATGGGTAACCCTCCTCAAGATTAATTTCCCACTTCTTCCCTCGAACGTAGATAAATCTTGAACCTTGCCCATGAATAAATAGCAAGTCTGCAGGGATAAAATCAATATCTATAAATAAATCTGGTATTTCTTCCACTAACAATGTCATTGTTATCCCTTTCGTTGACTCACTATACCACATTTTGGCATAAATGTCAAGTAAAAATTTTTCTTGACATTTAATTTTTTTTATGGTATATGTGAAATTGTCTTATGGGGAGGTACTTCCATTTGACATTGATTAACAAAAATGGTATAACAACCGTGCTAAAGTGAAGTGGAGAAAGTCATGAGTGAACTAGAGCATATATCAGAACCAGCAAAACGTATTTTGTACAAGATAGCGATGAGACGCGTTGGGCGTACATTGCAAGCCTTGGACATTGCTGGTTGCGATGAAACACTAAAATCTGCCGTTAAAAAGCAATTTTGGGAATTTAAAAACGAAGTAGAAAGTCAAGTCTTAGGAAGTGGAGAAACAAACGATGCAGTACAAGACGTCAACTAAACTCATAATTGATAAGAGAAAACTCGATACCCTAATCCGTCTGGGCTGTCCTGATGAGAAAATTTTAGAAGTTATTAAAACAGGCAACTTTTCAAGAACTGGGGACTCTTTAATGGATGAAACACTTGAGTCTTTGGTAGACAGAAAAGATTTTAGTAACTGGGGTGGAAATCATAATCCAACTGGTAGGAATCAGTGGACAAAAAACAATGAAAGTGGTCAACTTGGTGGTCAACTTGGTGGTCAAGTTGTCCAGCAAGATGGTGGTCAACTTGGTGGTCAACTTGGTGGTCAACTTGGTGGTCAACTTGGTGGTCAAGTTGTAGATAAAGATAAAGATATATTAGGAGATAGGGGGTGCAGGGGGAAAGAGGACAAAAGTCTAAGCTCTCCTAGAGCCTTCAAACCAGAGTATATCAAAATGTTTAAATAAAAGGAGGAACTATGTTTGAAAATTATCAACATCAAGATATGGAACAATGGATTATTGGTTATTTTGCCAACAACAACGATAAGATTAACGACTATCCTCAACTGCAACCAGAGCACTTTCTTTGGGAAGAACATCAAAAGATTTTCAAAAAGATGCAAAAATGCAATGAAAAGGCTATTCCGTTTATGCCGAGTAATCTTGGCATCAAGAAAAAGGAAGACATAGAATATTTGGCCGGATGTGCTTCTGCATCGGCAATGGTTGTTAACGTAAAGCCAATGATTGAAAAGCTCATAACGGACTCCGAAAAATACAACGCTCTTATGGACACAAACCAGCTTATAACAGAAGCGCAAGAAAACGATGACTTGGATGTGTTTGAGAGAATATCTAAGATTTCAACCAATCGGTTTTCTGAACATATGCCAACATCCACAGAGGAAATGATGAATGAACTTTACGACAAAATGGATGGAAAGCTGGTTGGTATATCAACCGGAATAGATGGTCTTGATGAAAATATGAACTCTTTCCAAAAAGGCAGACTCTACATTGTTGGCGCTCGGTCTGGTATGGGTAAGTCTGCGTTTATGTGTTCTTGCACAGAACAGATAGAGAAAACCAAGAAGGTTGGCATTGTGTCTCTGGAAATGTTGGACAAAGAGCTCCTTCAGCGCATTGCCTGTGTTCGTGGCAAAATCCCTCATTGGAAGATTGAAAAGGGAAAATGCACCGAACAGGAAGCTGATGCCTACCATGAGCAGTTGTTGACAATTAAGAATGTGTTTATTAATGACCAAGGAGGCATGACAAGGGCTGGAGTTATCACAGCAATTCGTCAGTTGGTTAAAAAACAAGGGTGTGATATTGTGTTTGTTGACCATATCGGATTAATTCACGTTGAAGGCAAAAGCAACCTTGCTCATGAGATTGGAGAGAATACGGCCGCTCTTAAAGCTTTGGCTAAGGAGCTGGATATTCCTATTGTCGGCCTTTGCCAAATCAATCGTTCTGTTGAGGAAGGCCAAGACAAAAAGCCTCGGTTGTCTCATCTGCGTGATTCTGGTCGTATTGAAGAGGATGCAGACTGTGTGATTTTAATCTATCGTCCATCCTACTACAACAGCAATAACAAAAACCTCCCCAAACAGGAAAGTTGTACGTACGTCATAGCTAAATGCCGTAATGGTAGAGTATGTGACGTTGATGGAATTTTCGAGGGAGACTATATGAAGTTCTCGTAACCGATATTTGACATTGCTACCTTTCTGTGGTAATCTTGCTATGGAAAGGTAGAATTTTATGGTTTTTGTAAGAGTAACACCAAACAAGAAGAAAGAAACACCAGCGCAGGTTCCTACGTTAGAGAACCCAGATGGTTTTGACCAAATTGAGTATTACGACCCGTCTAAGCCAAAGGAAGTGTCTTCTACTGGCAAAGAGCGTCTTTATGACGAGAAGACTGGTGACCCCCTGCCGTTTACAACAAACGATTTAACGGAGGTTGTTTTCCAACGCATCATTAAGGAAATAAAGTCTGGCACCTCTCCGTACCAAGCCTGCATCAACAAAAAGGTTCCTCCTGACATTTTCTTCAGGGAATGCAAGCGTAAGAAGGAGTGGGCTGATGAGTTGACAGAAGCTCGTGAGGTGTTCTCTGAAAGTAAGGTTGCTCAACTTGAGCAACTTGCTGGTCAACTGAAACGCAAAACGATTGAGCCGGGAATTTATGAAAAGCTAACCAAAACGATTATTTGGATGGTTGAACGCTTATTCCCCTCTTTGTATGGAAACCAAGCAAAGGTGGAGTTTACAACAACCCATACGGTAGAGATTGACCAAAATAGACTAAAAGAGCTAAACGATATGCTTCGGGCTAGCCAAAAGGTGATAGAGGTAGAATATCAGGAGGAAAAATGAACAAGGATATTGTACAGCAATTTATGGCCGCACCAGAACTTGCTCATCAAATTCTTGGCTCTTCGCTTGAGCAGTTTATAACATTTTTCCATTGGTATATCTATCATCAAGATTTTATATTCATGCCGTTTCACCGGTTGATTGTTCACAAGTTAGAGGATATAGCCTTCGGTCGCAATAAGAAACGCAACCTGATGATTAATATCCCTCCTCGGTTTGGAAAGTCCGCCATTATGAAGTACTTTTGTGCTTGGTCGTTTATGATTAACCCACAAAGTAACTGTATATACACATCATACTCTGATGACCTTGTTTCTAACTTTTCAAAAGATATTCGTGCTATTATTGAGAGCCCAGCCTTTAAAACTTTCACAGGTGTTAAGTTAGATAGGTCTAAAACGGGTGCTGATTATTGGGCGACAGAACAGGGTGGTGGTTTCCGTGCCGCGCCTTTGGGTGGTTCTCTTACGGGCTTTGGCTTTGGCGTGTCTGGAGAGGAGTTTGGTTCGGCGTGTTTGATTGACGACCCATTAAAAGCATCTAATGTAAAGTCACAGGCAGAAATGCAAAACTGCATTGATTACTACCTTAACACCTTAAAATCTCGTGCAAACAACCAAGCTAAGAGCCCGATGATTTGTATTATGCAGAGGCTAGCTCTTGAAGACCTAGCTGGGTTTATTATGGAAAATGAAGAAGATGATTGGGATATAGTAAAACTGCCAGCATTAGACGAATCGACGGGTAGGGCGTTGTGGCCGGAGAAATTTTCGGCTGAAGACCTTTTGAAGCTAAAAACTCTTTCCCCGTTTGTTTATTATGGGCAATACCAGCAAGAGCCGATTGTTGTCGGCGGTTCCGTCATCAAGAGCGAATGGTTTAGATATTTTAACCCGAAAGAGCATTATGACTATCAGTTCTCGTTTATTACGTCCGATACAGCACAGAAGAAGGGAGAAGCCAACGACTTTACCGTTATGTGCTTGTGGGGTAAAACGTTTGACGAGCATCTGCATTTGTTGGACATGGTTCGTGGAAAGTTTGACGCCGCCGAGCTAAAGGAACAGGTCAAACTGTTTTGGGATAAATGCAAGGGCTGGAATAAGGACTGTCCTCCTTACGGATTTTACATCGAAGACAAGTCTTCTGGTATTGGTGTTATCCAAGAATTAACCAAGACGGAACCGATTCCTATTGTGCCAATTACTCGTGCCAGACACAAGAATGACGAAGGGAACTGGGTTGCTATGGATAAGTTTTCTAGGTGTATGACGGCAGTCCCATATATAGCAAATGGGTGGGTCTATTTGCCAAACGATGAAAAAAATGCTATAAGTGATATAGTGCTCGCAGAAACAGCGGCATTTAAGGCAGATTTAACACACAAACACGATGACGTGTGTGATAATTTGTTCGATGCTATTGATATTGCGTTTGGCGAAGCGGGTATGAGCTCTATTTTTATTTGAGGAAGTTGGAATGGCTACAAAAAAGAATAGTAAAAAACAAAACAGTTTAGCAGATTTTGCTGGTGGTGCCCAAACATGGGGTCTTGCCCCTTTTAACCCATTGGCACCACAGAACTCGAGATTAGATACAGTATTTATCAACACTCGGTGGAACCTTATTTCAAACTACCGTTCTGTGTTGAGTGAAGCTTATGCCGAGTATGGAATTGTACAAACACTTGTTGAACAACCCGTTGCAGACGCTTTTAGTCGTGGATTTGATGTTGATACTGAAGAATTGTCACCAGACCAGAAAAAGGAATTGCAGACCTATTTGGAGCGTAATCAAATTATTCAAACAATCCAAAAGGCAATCGGATGGTCGCGTCTATTTGGGGGTGGTGGTGTAGTCATTGTGACCGACCAAAAACCAGATACACCACTTGATATATCCAAAATTAACGAAAACACCCCCCTTTCTTTTGTGGACGCAGATATGTGGGAGCTTTACAAAGATACCACAAACGTATGGAACCCATCTCTGGATTCTAACGAAGACAAGAAGTTTAATTATTACGGGATTCAGTTGCACCGCTCCCGTGTGTTGCCAATTATGGGGAAAGAGGCTCCTTCCTTTATTCGCCCTCGGTTGCGTGGTTGGGGCATGAGCGAACTCGAGCGTGTTGTTCGTTCGATTAACTCTTACCTTAAAAACCAAGACCTCATCTTTGAGTTGTTGGACGAAGCAAAGATTGACGTTTATCAACTCAATGGGTTTAACCGTGCCATGTTAACACCACAGGGTTCTCGAGGAGCTGAAGAGCGCGTTCGGATTTCCAACACACTGAAGTCTTACTTGAACGCTTTGGTTTTAGACGTTACAGATAAATACGAACAGAAACAGTTATCCTTTAATGGTTTGAGCGATATTTTGAATCAAATCCGTCAAGGTGTTGCGGCCGACCTTAAGATGCCAATGACAAAATTGTTTGGTGTGAGTGCGGCAGGATTTAACTCTGGCGAAGACGACATTGAAAACTACAATGCTATGATTGAAAGCGAAATTCGCAGCAAGGTTAAATACATTGTGGTTGAGGTGTTGGAAATCTGTTGCCAGAAGTTGTTTGGTTTTGTTCCAAAGAACCTCAACATTACGTTTAAGTCTTTGCGTATTCTTTCTGCAGAGCAAGAAGAGAATATGAAGAACAGTCAATTCAATCGCTTAATTCAAGCATATACAAACGGAATGATTAGCTTGGGTGATGCTTTGGTTGGTTGCAATAGTGCGAACCTTTTGCCGGTCCAGCTGACACAACAACAAATTACAGCATATAGTGCTCATGGGTTCAACCATGTTGGGTTAGAAAAAGACAAAGGCGGGAAAGGGTTGTTCGGACGTTTCTTTGGTGGTGGAGAAAAGAAAGAGGAAGGCGGCATGCAATTCCCTAACAAACCAGATAAAGGGAACCTTCCCAGTGAACAAGGAAAGGTAAAAGAGGTTGACGTGACAAGCAATAAATTTACACGTCCAGACCGTGAGCGTAAACCACTTCCTGAAGAAACTTACCCATATAAAGGCAAGCGCAAGTCCAGATACATTGAGGTGTAGGTTGATACCATTATTTGACACACAATCAAAAATTGTTTATGCTATTAGAAAATGAGGTGGCATAGTATGCTTAAAAACGAGAAACAGTTGCCTAAAAGATATTTTGCTCGACACATTAAGGAAGGGCTTGTCCATTATTTAGAAAATGGAAAGGACGTTCTTTATTTGGTCAAGAATGACGCTCTTCAAAAGATGAACAAGAGTTTTGAGGGCAAGCCAGTATATGTCCGTCATGTGGACAGTATTGACATGGATAAATTAAGAGAGACGGCAGACGGTTACGTTGTCAAGAGTTTTTATAACGAGTTTGACGGTGCTTGGTGGACAGAGCTGATGGTTGTCAGCGATAAAGGACACGAAGCCGTTAAAAAGGGTTGGGCTGTGAGTAATTGCTACTCCCCGACCGAATATGGGAGCGGTGGTGTTTATCACGACATTGATTACCAAAAAGAGGTAAGAAATGGAGAGTATGAACATCTTGCTATCGTTCCTAATCCTCGGTATGAGGAGGCTGTGATTATGACCCCAGAGGATTTTCAAAAATACAATGAGGGCAAACAGCAAGAAATTAAACAACTTAAAAATAGCAAGGAGAATGAAATGCTGACACAAGAAGATATGGAAGCCGTGGTCGCAAAAGTAATGAACTCTTTGTCTGAACCTATTGCTGTGGCTGTTAAAGAAGCCATGAAAGCAAAGGCAGAAGAGGACAAAAAGAACGCTGCTGATGAAGACCGCCGTAATCTCATTAACTCCATTGGCGAACTTTCTGCAAAAGCAGAGGGCGAATTTGCCGAAGGGTTAGACGAGAAAGTTCGTTCTATCGTTGAAATGGCTAGCAAACTCGGTAATTCCGAAGATAAAGAAGAAGCCAAAGAAAACGAATGTGGCGAAGAAGAAAAGAAAGAGAATGAAGCCGAAGAAGAGGGCAAAAAAGAAGAGTCCGATGATAAGGCTAACGAGTCCGACAAGCCTGAGGACGAAGTGAAGGAGAATGAATCCGAAGCTGACGCCGAAGACAAGAAGGAAGACGCCTGCAAAAATGCAGACGAAGAGGAGAAAGAGCCAGAAGAGAAAAAAGAAAACTCCAAAGGTTTTTTCTCATTGTTAAAAAACGCAAAAGCCAAATCGCAAGATGGTTCTGTCACAAAAACAATGGCAGCGGGTCTGGCGTTGGGTAAGAAGCGTTATGGTTCTAAATAAGGAGAGTAAATATGGAAACCAAATTATCATATCAAATGAATGTGTTTGCTCCGACAGAAGAAGTTAAAGGCCGGCGCGTGTTGCCCGCCAATACCGATTCTATTTCCGGTATTGTGGACGCTAGCCAAGCTGACGCTTTATTGCCTGGAGACCCAGTGAAAATTGTTGCCACAACAGAAGGTTTGCCACACCTCGCTAAAGCTGGTGTTGGTGACGTCATTGCTGGATTCGTGGAATGGAACGTTATTCGTCCATCCTATCCTGCTGGCAAAATTTGCCAAATCAGCATGACTGGCAACGTGATGTACATGGAAGCTGCTGGAGCTGTTGAAGCTGGCGCTTTGGTCAACGTCTCTGACTTGTCCAACGTGTTGGTCGCCGCTGCTTCAGGTGCTGGCTCAAAGATTGGCTTGGCTTTGGAAGCCGCCACTGCTGCTGGTCAGTTAATCCGTGTTAAGATTGGTGAACCTGTTGCTTATGCAGCTAATTCGTAAGGAGTAATTAAAATGACAGATAAAATCTTAAACAGCTTAGGCGAAGAAAAAGACGTTGCGTCTTTCTTCAAAAATGACGAAGAGTTTGCAAAAGCTCAACGTATGGAAAATGCTGTGTCCGAACAAATGGGTTATCAAGTTCCATTAACGACCTTGACAGCCATCATTCGTGGCGTAGCAGAACAAAAGTTCTATCAAATCCCTGTGGCTGACTACTTGCCAGTTCGTGTTGGTACAGAAGCAGCTTGGGCAGATGATGTGTTGATGTTCCGTTCCTTCCAGATGGGCGGTGACTTTGAAAAAGGTTACATTGAAACAGCGACCGAAGGTCGTTTGGCGTCCGTCAATGCTACTTTGGACGGCATTCGTGTGCCAGCTCGTGTGTGGGCAAAAGAAATTGCTTACTCCATTGCTGACGTGCAAAAAGCCGCTCGTACAGGAATTTGGGACTATGTGACACAACAAGAAAAAGCCCGTAAGACCAACTGGGATTTGGGTATTCAAAAGACTGCCTTCTTGGGTTCCAAAGATGGAACAATGGAAGGTTTGTTGAATTTGTCCGATGTTAACGTTAACACAGAATTGTTGCCAGCTTCCTTGTCTGAAGCTTCCGATGCTCAATTCAGTGCTTTCGTCAAAAACGTGATGAATGCTTATCAACAAAATAACAACTGGACGGCTATGCCGAACCGCTTGTATATCCCACAAGATGACTTCAATGGCTTAGTGAACGCCACAAGCGTTATGTTCCCATTGAAATCCAAGTTCGAATACTTGCAGGATGCATTCCGTGCTGCTACAATGAACCCAGACTTCAAGATTTTGCCTTTGGCCTACTTGATGCCTGCAAATTCATTTGGCAAATTGTCCGCTCCTCGTTATGTGTTAATGCGCTATGACGAAGACGTGGCTCGTTTCGAAATCCCTGTGGATTACACAACCACAGTTCCAAACAGCTACGATGGTTGGACGATTCGCAACGTGGGTTATGGTCAACATACAGGTGTGTTGGATGCACGTCCTCAAGAAATCCTGTACATGGACTTAGCTACGTCTAGTTCGTAACGATTGGAGGTTCTAATGCGTATTAAGAACGAAGGAAAGAGAACATTTTTCTTTAATGGTGGCAAGATTGCGCCAGGAGAAGTGGTGGATATTCGTGACGAGGCTATTGCGAAAGCATTGCTGAAATGTTATCCAAACGAATTGATTTGCTTGGATGACTTGGAAGTGCGCGTTGTGGAATCCAAAAAATCCGAGCCAGACGAGGAACCAGCTCCCGTAGAGGAGGCAGAACCTGTCTTAGAAGAAGTTAAACCTGCTTCTAAGAAATCTGTCAAACGTAAAAAAGCTTAAGGAATAAGGGGGAATTATGACAAACGTAGTTTCTGATTTGACGATTGAAGATTTCAAGAGTCTGTTTGCTCGTAATTTCCCCTATCTTCCCGAATACAATCCGAGCAAGGTATATTTTACAGGTGATGTGGTTTATTCGGAGCCAAATTTTTATACGTCACTTATTGATGAAAACAACAAAGAATTAACAGACGACACGGCTTGGAAGGTAACAAATGAAACAATTTCTGATTATGTTACTGATGATGATATTGGCCGTGCATGGAGAGAGGCGGCTGCGGCATACAACCCGACATTGATTGGCGATTGCTCAGCTAACTCTACAACATTTTTATATTTAGTAGCATTTTATTTAGCATACGATTTGCAACTCGCAAGCTCTGGTGCTTATGGGCAAATAGCGTTCCCAGCTAGAGATGTGAGAGTAGGAAGTGTATCTGAAGGCTATTATGTGCCTCAGGTATATATGGAAGACCCCATTTTGGGTTTCTATGCCCGCAACGGGTTTGGACTGAAATACTTGTCTTTGGTGTATATGTACACCATTGGAAACGTGGGAGTCGTGCCAGGATGGTCTTTACCGTAACACAAAGATTTAAGTTTGACAAAAAAGGCATGGAGGCTTTGCTTAATAATCTGAATGAAGCCTGCAAGACTGTTGTCGTGTCTGGAGTTATAAATGGAGATGCAGATGCGACAGAGGCGGCGGAACTGAACGAATTTGGTGGAACTGGTATATATAAACGTGGACCATATGCAGGACAGACTGTTAAGGTTCCAGCTCGTCCATTTGTGGCCAGCGCCATAGAACATCATGCCGGAGAGATTGTTAGGGCGGCAGGAGAGGCTATTGACCTAGAAAACGACCCGACATTAACGAATGCCTTACATGTCATGGGAAAGAAAACGGCAGAATTACAAGAAAACACGCTTTATTCAAATGGCGAGGGTGTTCCCGGCTGGCAAAAACATAACAGTCCAAGGACGATTGAAACGAAGGGATTCGATAAACCATTGTTCACAGAACTTGGTGGAACATTTCCTATTGATTATGAATTACAGAAAAGGAGTGCATAATGGTGTTGTCTAAAGCTCCTACGAAATTAAGTGCAACACTCCCAAGACCTCAGCTTGGAATTAATTTGTGGTCACAGGGTGCTAGAGCAAAAGTAATTACGCAAGTCGTTGACGAATGGGGGAATGTCAATGATAATGTGTTCTTTTTTAATTTTGATGGTGTTATACAGCCACTTGACCCAGAAGAGATTAAAGTAAAGCCTGAAGGCCAATGGTCTTGGGATTGGTGGTGGTTTCACACAAAAGAAGACGTTCAATTAAAAACAAACGACCGTGTTTATTATCGTGGTATTGAATACAAGATTATGAATAAAAAAGACTATGGTGATTACGGTCATATCGAGTATCATTGTATAAGGGATTGGCAAGGAAATGCAGATTGAAGAGTACACAGTTGATATAATCCGTAAGGAAATGAACCTTGACCAACAACATATTTGGATTCAGGCTCAAAACAAAAAGATACCACCAAACAGTCAAGACTTATATGTGGTTGTTGGTGTTGTTGACTTTTTGCCGATTTCATCAAAGAGCTATTTTAAAGAGGCTATCGGTTCTGATGAGTTGCCAACACCTATAGAACATCAAGTTCTTTACGGAAGAGCAAATATACAGGTCGACATATTTAGCCGTTCTAATGAGGCTAGAATAAGACGTGGGGAAGTCTTGATGGCTCTCAATTCATTCTATTCAAAAGAGGTACAGGACACAAAACACTTTAAAATATTCGAATTACCTTCTACCTTTTTAAACCTTTCTGGCCTGGCTGGCGGGTCTGACATAAACCGCTTTACTATGCGTTTTTATGCAATGATTGCGGAAACGAAAGATAAGTCCAGCGATTACTATGATGTGTTCAACGAGGAACTTCATATCGAAGAAAAATCCCCTGCTGAGGTCATAGAGCTGGAAAATTTGCAAAACGACCCAGATTTGCAAATAGAATCATAATTGTTTATACTGTTAAAAGATAACAAGGAGTGTAAAATGAACGAACTTTCAATAAACAATATCATTCGGGTCTCGGTTCAAGGCGTAGAACGCAGTATTGGTGTTAAGAATGTGAACGAGCTTGCTTTGTTTACAACTGAATCTCCAAACAGTTCTGAGCCCTATTTGATTGCGATTGACCCGTCCACTGTGGCTGAAGCTTATGGGACAAGTGCTTTGACCACAAAAATGGCTAACAACATCTTTGCTCAGAGCATGAACGTGAACTCTGGTCGTGGTTATGTTGTGGTTATTCCTTTGAAAAACGCGGCTTCTGCAACGTCCGCGTCCTTTGCTACTGGTTCTATCGGTGCTATGTCCGCCTTTAAGCTTGTTGACAACGGAACAATTAAATTAACCGTTGATGGTGGAAGTGCTCAAGAATACAGTGGATTAAACTTCACCGGGTGTTCAACCATTGACGATGTTGCAAATGTTTTGTCAAATGCAATTAAGTCTGTTATCATTACTGTCTCGGGTAACACCTTAGTATTTACATCTAAAAAGGTGGGAGCTACAGATTCCTCTGTTGTGTTAGCTTCTGGAACAACCGGTGTTGACATTACGGCCGACACATATTTGAACGTTGAAAACGGAACGACAACAGCCGGTACAGATTCAAGTGGTGAAACATTGGTTGAAGCTATTGAACGTGTTAAGGGAAGTGCTCGCTTTACGGGTGTTATTTCCAACTTGGCTATGGAAGATAGTGTTGTTGCAACAACATCTTCTTACATCAACTCAAACGACTTGATTTGGATTGCTCCATTCTCCTCAACCGGAGACATTGCTGGTGCAATTACAACCGTCAAGAGTGCCAAACAAACCAAAACACGTTGTGTCTTGTATACGAAGGGTGTCGAAGATGCTCAACTCATGGCTGCGGCTTATGCTGGTCGTGCATTCTCAACAAACTTCTCTGGTTCTTCAACATCTCAGACAATGCAATTAAAGTCTTTGGTGAATGTGACACCAGATGAAGGAATCACACAAACAGATTATACAAACGCTATTGCGGCTGGTGCTGATATGTATGTATCCTTTGAAGGCGATAGTGGTGTAGCTTGTGGTAAAGGAAACGGCTTCTTCGATGTCGTGTATGAAAACTTAGCATTGAAGTTTGCTTCTCAAGCGGCTTTGTATAACGTTTTGAAAACAGCGGGAACAAAAATTCCACAAACAGAAACTGGAATGTCTTCTTTGCGCAATGCTCAAGGAAACGTCTGCTTGCAGTTTGTGCGTAACGGTGTGTTGGCTCCTGGTAAATGGAATAGCCCACAAACCTTTGGTGACCCCGATACCTTCAAAAAGAACATTCAGGATAACGGTTGGTATATCTATTCTACACCGATTGCTTTGCAACCTCAAAGCGAGCGTGAACAACGGATTGCTCCACTTATCCAATGTGCCTGCAAACGGTCTGGGGCAATTCATGAAGCAGACCTTATGATTTTAGTGGAGGAATAAAAGATGGCTGAAACATATAGACTGACTGGTGATGATACCTTCGTCCTTTGGGACAGAGTTATTTCTGACTTGGCAGATGGAAGCGTTGTCCAGATTACAGCTGACAACAACATTGCTCAATCTGTGGTTGGAAAAAATGGAAACATCATTATTGCAAAAGACGAACAAGGTAAAAAATGTACAGTGGAATTGCGCGTTTTGAAAGGTTCCCCTGATGACCAATTCATTATGCAATACTACAAAACATATGAAATTGACTCTGCCTTGTTTATCGTTGGTAATGGTTCATTCAGCAAGCGCTTGGGTGACGGTGCTGGTAATGTTGTGTACGATACTCGCTATCTGCGTGCTGTACACTTCACCAAAGCCCCATACGATGCTACACAGAATGTTAACGGTGAAACAGACCAAGCTGTTACTGTGTATACAATGCAAGCGATTGTGGACAGAACTTTGGGTTAATAATTATATTCATGGAGGTATAACATGGAATATAAGTCTGAAACAACCGGGGCGAGGATTGTTATCAATCCTTGCTCCTTTATAGAGGCATTTAAATTAAAATCTGTTTTCGAGAAGGCTCTTATGTCCACTGGAAAAAACATAGAGGACCTTTGGTATGAAGACTTAGCAACGGCTATTTTTGCTATTGATGGGTCGGAAGAGGTTATGAAATGTTTATTCGAGTGTCTCAAGCGGAGCCAATACGATGACAAAGCAATAAAGCCAGAGTTATTTGATGATGTAAAAGCAAGAGAGGACTTATACGAGATTTTCTTTAATTGTATAATGGTAAATCTGCGCCCTTTTTTGAAGACAATCCTTTCAAAGTTAGGAATAAATGTTCCTCTGGACAAATTGAAAGGAGTCCTGACACAGAAATTGGCGACTACTTCGGATTCGTCTGCTGCACTATCGCAAAGCAAGGGTATTTCGGAGGAGACCCCGAGAGAGTAGCCAGAGCTTCTGTAACATCTGTTGCGTCTGTTTTGCATTTCATTAGCTTTGAAACGGATTACAAGGAAACATATAGGGCGTTAAATGAAAGTCGGTAGTTTATTTGCAGAAATTGGCTTTAAGGTAGATGAGAACGGTTCTCTGAAAAAGTTCTCTGCCTCAATGAAGGCCTTTCAAGATACAATAAGAAGTGGATTGAACGACCTAAGGGCTTATGCTAAAGCGGCTAGAGAAATATCTCAAGCTATGCGAGAGGCATATGTCCCAAATCAAGTTGAAGCTCGTTCAAGATTTAGGGCTGAAACTGCAAATATGCGCAGCCAAGCAAGACTCAACAATGCTTGGGCAAGAAGAAACCGTTCTGAGAGTATATCAAACGCCGCCGATTCGTATTTAAAAGCACAAAGAGCTCGGTTCTTTGAACAGGATTCTAATACTCGGGCAAAGAACGCCGAATCAAGAAAAAGAGCTTTAGACCAAAAAGAAAGAGGATTAGTAGGAACACACACTGGTAAGTATAGTAGCAATATGCTTTCAGTGCTTCGTGCTATTGCCGGTCATAGTTTTGGTGGATTTATTGGTGGGTTGGCTGGTCTTGCCGGTGCGGCTCATCCTATTGTGATGGCGATAACGGCTGGTGTTAAAATTATCACAAGTGCTATAAGGTGGCTCGGAAAGACTATACGAGAGGGAATGCAAGTTGGTTTGGCTTATAGAGATTATATGAGCTTTACGGGGCGTGGAACTCAAGGTATAGCTGGTATATTAGCTGCATCTCTTGGCACGACCTCTATGAAACCTTCCGATGTAATGAAAGACATATCTGACCTAGAGACAAGTTTCTGGGATATGTGGTTTGGTGGTGGAAACCCAAGAGCATGGCAAATGGCCGGCATGTTACCAACTGGTCATGGCGAAACCGACCTAAAGAACATTTTATCGTTTGTGTACAGTGCTTCTGACAAGTTCCAAAACAGAGGACTTGCTAAATCTCTATTAAAACAGTTTGGGCTTAATGAGGAATATATTCAGCTTATCGAAAATCTCGTTAAAAATAATCCAAACCAAACCTTAACAGAACTTTTATCTAAGACTAAAGAACAAATCTCTATTATCGAAAAAGGTAACAAGGTTTTGAGAGAATATGATGAGCGCATGAACCAAATCAAGCTCAAGATAACGGAGGCTATTATAAATTCCAATCTGTTAGACCTTCTTGAAAAGTTTGCAGACATTCTTGCTAAAATAATTGAAAAGGTTCCATCTGCTCTTGGCTTTGAAACAAAAGAGGCTCGTCAAGAGAGGAGAGAGAAAAAGGGAAAGGCAGAAAGCTTTCTTGAAGATGCTCTATATTATGCAAATCCAATTTTGGGCTCAACCCGTTTATTCGCTTCGGCAATGAGTGGTGATTGGGGTTCTAACTCGTTGTTAAGATATGTTATGGGAACAAATAACAACACAACGAACAATATTACATCAAATGTCACAAATAACACCACAGTATCTTCTGTTGATGAGGCTGTTAAATACAACGAAGAGAGCAGACAGACATCCATGAATATGGCTTGGTGGGGAAGAAACCTGTATAATAGTTCTGATAGAACTGCAACTTCTACTGGAGAGGGCTAAACATGGCAGATTTATCTTGGTTACATTCTTTACAACAATTTGGAGAGACGTGGGGAGAAAAAGCCCAGACCTCCGTTGAAAATTTGTATTACGACATTAAAGATTGGTTTATAGAACCACGAGATAGCGAAATAAAAGATTTGCACCTACATATTCGTGGAACAGAGTCGATGACCTTGAATGCTGATGTAACCGATTATTACGTTGAAAATAATATCGCATATCAAGACCACATAGCTCTAAAACCAAAAGTATTTACAATCAGTGGCGAGGTTGGGGAGCTCACTTGGTTTAGAAAAGACGAAAAAGAAACGGCTTGGGCAAATGATGGGCTTTTCTCTGCTGTAGAACAAAAGTTGTATCCTGTAGTGTCGTTCTTGCCTCCTGTCGCAAAACAAGCTTCTGCGATACAAGAAAAGGCGCTTAAGATAATGGGCGTTATCGATTCGATTGATAACTATGCGAATCGCTTTTGGAATTTGCTTAGCAATGATGATGTGGACACAGAGCAAAAGAAGAGCTTTAAGTATTTAACAACTCTTTGGCAGGCTAGAATCCCGATTGACATAAGAACGCCTTATGGCAAAATTAGAAATTATGTTATTCAAAGCATTGAGTTCACCCAACCAGATAGAACGGTTGATAAATCACAGGTGAAGATTTCCTTTAAAGAATTTAAAACTGTTATTGAAAAAAGGGCTCGTGTGTCTGCAAGTAAATATCAAGGAAGAAGCTCTGCACAACAGGCTTCAAAGAAAAACAAGGGAACAACTACAGGGGTAAAACTTACTCCAGTGGAGTGTAAACCCGGAAGCATTGTTGTTGATAACGAAACTGGAAGAACAATAGTTGTTGGAGGGGTTGGTAAATAATGCAAAGAATTACGACAATAGATGGTGATGCATTTCAAGAGGTTTCCTATATTCTTGATTCTGGCACAAAGACAACTATTACTTTAAAGTTTTTGCCGACACAAAGACGTTGGTTGTTAGATGTTGTTGATGAGAACGGCTTTGAGGTTCATGGGTTATATGCTTGCTGTTCTCCAAACATTTTGGACAAATGGCACAATGTTATTAAATATGGGATAGCCATTAATACGGATGATATGGTTGACCCATATAGACAAGAAGATTTCCAAAGTGGGTATGCATTTCTATGCATGCTAGATAGCAGTGAAAAGAACGCAATAACGAGGTATTTGGATGGCGTATAATCTAAAGTACATACTTACTGTTACACCCATTACGAAAGAGGGTAAGGCTAGAGGAAAATCGATAGTCATAAAAGACCCTCTTACGATTCGTTTTGAGGTAAAGAGAATGCCTTTTATGGGTGACAGTTGTGCTACGATAGATATTTATAATTTACAGCCTAAAACACGCGCAGACCTCTTTTTGGATTACTTTGATTTTAAAAATATTCAAAAGGTAACGCTAGAGGCTGGCTATCAGAATGGAAAGTTTGACTTGATTTATAAGGGGCGCATTGTTACCTGTAGAACACGAAAAGAGAAAACAGAAACGGTTACAAGAATAGAGGCACAGTCCGGAATGTATGTTTTAGATTCGTACATAAGCGAATCAATGTCAGACGGACAACTCACATCAGACGTTGTTAAAGACGCTCTTTCAAAGGTTACAGGTTATGATTCTTCCTTTATCCAGCCAGAGTCCTTACAAATTCCAAGACCGATTGCCTTAAAGGGTAATGAGATGGCTGTATTACAGACATACTCCAAAGGAAAGGTCTTCATTGACAACGAAAAGGTTGTTTCTATTGATGAGAATTATTGTATAGATGGAGACGTCCGTGTTATTGATGATGAAACGGGCTTAATCGGCGTTCCCGAAAGAGAGCAAGTTACTCTAACTGTTAAATGTATTTTTGAGCCAAGAATTAAGGTTGGGCAGGGACTTGAGATTAAATCGAGGATTGCACCACAATTTGACGGCCAATATAAGGTTTGGGGGGTATCCCACTCTGGAACAATAGGCCTTGCGTCTTCTGGACAGTGTACAACAACAGTTCAACTCTGGACAGGCTTGAATATATTTGGGCGTTTTTCGACAACAGTTTCAGAAGCTGTAGAACGTTTTGGTAGTTTCTATGAGGGACGGATATAATGACAAACTTAAAAGATGTAAATGCAGATAAATCGCTTTCACAAGTTTTAGAGAAACTGACAAACTCTATTAAGGTGTCAATGAACTGTGTTAAGATTGGCGAGATTGTTTCATTTGACAAAACAGACCAAACTGCAACAGTAAGAGTTTTGCACATTGATGATGAGAACTATAATATATATTCAAACGGAACATTAGAATATCCTCTGATAGGAAAGGTTCCGGTCGTTATTATGAGTGGTGGTGGAACTTATGTTAGCCATCCAATAAAGGCTGGAGACCAATGCTTATTGTTATTCTGTGATTATATGATAGACAGTTGGTGGGTGTCTGGAGAAGCAAAGCCGTCCATCGTTCCACGCAAGCACGACCTTTCTGATGCGATTGCTATTGTCGGTTTAAATGCAACTCCAAAAGCTATACAAGAATATTCTGATTACCTGCGTTTGCATTATTCGGCAGAATCTAGTATAGTTATTGGTGAACAGATTGATGTCAACAATGAAAAAATCAACCTGAATGGTGACACCAAAAACACCGGAACACTAGAGGTGGAAAAAGATGTTACCATGCAAGCAAATGCTACGGTCGCCCAAGACCTAACCGCTTTGTCGCTTAATGCGACCTCTGCTGCAACAGGTACATTCGTTTCGGCTGACAACAAAACTATAACTGTAGTGAATGGAATTGTAACGGTGATTGCATAATGAAAACGAGAGCAACAGATAATAGTTGGGACTGGAGATTTGGGAAGTCAAACCAAGATTATGCAGATGACGCTCTTGGTGTTGCCTATACCGTTAAGATGAAAATTCTGTCTTGGTTTAAGGATTGTTTTTTTGACCAAGATGCAGGTATCGATTGGAAAAATATATTGGGCTCAAAAACAACAAAAGAAGAGGCTGATGTTTCAATTAAGGAAATTATACAAACGGAGCCAGAAATTACCGAACTAACATTTTTTGAGAGTGAGGTCGTGGATAGAGTTTACACTGCCACAATTCGGTTCAAAACAATTTATGGCGAAACAATAGAGGTGAAAATATGACAGATGCTTTAAATGACAACGGATTACAAGTTTCCACTTCAGAAGAACTGCTTGCTCAGCTCGTAAGCGATTTTCAGTCTATTTATGGGACAGATGTCAACTTAGACCAATCTACACCAGATGGACAGCTTTTAAATATTTTTGCACAAGCTGGAACAGACATTCGTGAGTTGTTAACACAGATTTATAATTCGTTTGACCCAGATAATTGTTCTGGTCGTATCTTGGATGCTCGTTGTGCCATTAATAATGTGTTTAGAAAGGGCGCTACATGGACGGAAGTCCCTATTGATATAACGGTTGATAGAACCGTTACTCTGCAAGGACTTGATGACAACTTTAATGACGTAAATGCGACGGCGTATACCATTCAAGATAATGTAGGAAATCAATTTCTACTAGCCTCAACACAACAGTTAACAACTGGAACGACTCGTGTTTTATTTAGAGCCAAAGAGCTTGGTTCTGTTCAAACAAGTATTAACACAATTACAATTCCAGTTACCATTGTTTTAGGTGTTGTTTCTGTAAACAACCCTGTTGCGCCAACAAACATTGGAGAGGATGAAGAAAGCGACTATGATTTGAAGATTCGTAGACGGCGCTCTGTTTCTATTGGTTCTAGTGGTTATTTAAATGGGTTGTTAGCAACGGTATTACAATTAGAGGGCGTTACCGATGCGGCACTGTATGAAAACTATACAAATACAACAGACGCAAATGGAACCCCTGCACACTGTATGTGGCTCGTTGTTGAGGGTGGAACAGCTTCTGATATTGCCGATGCTATCTACAGAAAGAAATCCTATGGTTGCAATATGCGCGGTGACATAGAATACGAAATAATTACTCTTTCCAACCAACAATTCATTGCAAAGTGGGACGAGCCAACTGTGTTGCCTTTGTATATTAAGTTTACAATACAGCCGACATCTCCTACCGTTCAATTTGATACAGATGCCATCAAAGACTACATTTTGGATTCTGAAGCGTTTAAGATTGGACAAGGTGCAGAAACGGCCTCTATTACTGGGTTAGCACAGGCGGCCATTGATGCAAACGGTGGCAATGGTTATGCAACAAACGTCTTGATTAGTACAGACCAAGTGAACTGGGTTGAATATATTGCACCGGTTGTAGCAACAAAGTTGTCCCCATCTGATGTTGAGATAACGATTGAAGGAGAATCGTAATGGCAGATACATTTGACTACGCTGCATACTTATCAAATCTTTTGATAATTCAATATCACAATAAGCCTAAAGCTATTGAGACGATTAAAGCGTTGTCAAAAATTTTCCCATTAGAGCTTATTTTACAGGTTAGAGATGCATTTGATTTAGAAAACGCAACTGGTGTTATGCTTGATGTTTTAGGCAAGTATATTGGCGCGAGTCGTTGGTATTACAACACAGAAGGCGAGCAGATTCGTCTTAATGATGATGAGTTTAGAATGTTGTTAAAGTTTAAGGCTATTTCTAATACCAGCAATGCGTCACATTATGAAATTGACCAAGCGCTGTATGACTTCTTTGGGAACCAAGTGCGTGCGACATCCACCGGCAATATGCAAATGTCGTTCTTTGTTTCGAGAAGCGCAGAAAGGGTTGTTGAAGCGGCTATTCAACAGCGCTGCATGCCAACGCCATTAGGTGTTGAAGCCAACAGAATTGTGATACAAGACAAGAAGTTCTTTGGCCTTGTCAACTACAGAAATCAATACTCATTTTACAAAACAGGATTTAGAGAGTATAATAATCCTGATAAAGAAGGTGAGACGTTAAATTACGAGAAAGTGGAAGAAATCGAAAGACAATAAGGAGTAATAGATGTCAAGAATTACAAGGAAACAACAAAAGATATTTGCCTCAGCGGCAAGCAATAATGGTGTGTTTGGTTCTTTGCAGGGTGCTGACCCAACGTTATCTTCTGACCCAGATGCGATTCAGGGAAGAACGGCTTATGCAAACGGTTGGAATGATGCAACCTTTTCTTCTGAATTGTTACCACCTTTGGAAGAGTTCCAAGCTCTTCAATATCTGTTTTCAAGACAGATAGCTTATATTATGCAGGAAGGTATTCCTGAATGGGATACAAGTACTACCTATTACAAAGGGAACATGGTAAAGGTTGTTTCTGGTGATGAGTACACGTTGTTTGAGTCTATTGCAGACAACAATACTGGCAACCTTACATCAGATACAACAAAATGGAAGGTTTGTGGTGTTTCACAAGACTTTAATACTGGTCTTCATGCTTGGAGGTCTGATGTTACTTATGGCATTGGTGATTGGGTAAAAGGAGTCGGCGATGATGGAAATCCAGATATTTTCCAGAGCTTACAAGACAACAATAAGGGAAATGCAGTAACAGACGGAGATTATTGGTCCGCCATGTGTCTTGGAAAGAATGGGTTCCCACTTTTGTCATGTATGTGGGCCGGCCATAGATTAAACGAGGCATCTTGGTTAAGAGCTGATACTTGGTCTTGGCAGGATGGAGGCATTTATCACGCCGCTTATAATATGATTAAAGACCAATTTGACAACGGTACACAAACAAGTGAAATTGTTTCTGGCATTGAAATTCCTTTTGTGCTGGGAGCCAACGGAATGAAAATTGTTGATGCTGACAATGCTGGGTTGGTACAAGACATTTTTGAATCTGTGGGTGTTGCTTGGTATTATATTATTGATACAACAAATAAAAAGTTTAAATTACCAAGAACAAGTGTGCAAGAAAATGCTACAGAAATGCATCTCTACTTCTATGTTGGCAACACCGTACGCAACCAAACAGAGATTGACGTTGGTGAGCTTACAGAACAATTAAACGAAAAATGGGATAGCTCAAGAATGGTTGTTACAACAGCTCTTCCCGTTAACCCGCAAACTGGAGTGTTTTACTTTATTAAATAGGTGAATAATGGCGTTATTTGTTGGAAACGATGAGATTAAACAAATTACTGTAGGGCCTAGCGATGTTATCAAAAAGGTCTACTATGGGAAGACTCTTGTTTGGAGAAAACAGAGTACGTTTACTATTAACCCAACACCGTCAAACGCAACCGTTACGTTAACTGCTCAAGGATTCACACAAACTGGAAACAGCATAACCGTTCTTTATGGGACAACTGTAAACTGGAGTGTGTCTCTTGCTGATTATGCAACACAGAGTGGAAGTATTTTAATTAATGACGATGACTCAATGAATATTGTTCTTAAAGCCAGCACAAGTAGTAATACGCCAGCCACGAAATCTTTATATCTTGTTCCTGGTGTATATGAAATATATGTTGTTGGTGGTGGTGGTGGTTCTTGTGGCTGTGGTGGCGGCGGCAGTGGCTCGTCAAGTGGTAATACAGCTAATCCGATTGGAGGTAGTTAATGTCAAACTGGTATGCTTGTTATACAGGTGGTTCAGGAGCTGGTTATCGTGCCAGAATAAATATTACACAAGAGGGAACGTACACTCTTACTTGTGGTACTGGCGGAACAGGCAGAGGTGGTGCAACTGGCGCCACTGTTAGTGGTACGGCCGGTGCGGCTTCTACATTTAAAAAAGGAAGCACTACATTAATTAGCGCCGGTGGTGGAGGTGCTGGTGTTTGGGGAGCGGCTGGCGCCGCAGGAACCCTATCAAAGTCTTCTGCTTTGTCCGAGAACACTGTATATGTTAGCGCAAACGGAACAGCTGGGACCAGTGGTTCATTAACTGCATCTGGGAGGGCTGGACCTATTAGTGGACATACTTGGGGTGGAAGTGGTAGTTCTTTCGCAAGTTCTGCCGGTGGTAGTGCAAACTCAAGCTACCATGGATACATTTACATAAAATATATTGGACCCCTATCAACTTAGAAAGGAGAAATAAATGAGCGATATTGATTATGAGCCAGGGGAAGTTTTAGAGGCATTAAATGATAAAATGGATTTAGATGGTGGCAATGTTGTCGCTAGTTCTGGGTCTGCCTTTAGAAATATTACAAACTGGTCTAATAATATGACTAACTGTATAACCTATATTCCACAAGACATTAAACTGGAATTAGATAGTGGTACTCTTACCTTAAAGGCAGGAAGTAAAGTTTATGTCCCGAATGGGTTTGAAGAAGACGGAACAACGCCTAAGTTTGATGTTATAACAGTTGCTTCTGATTTAACACTTGGACCAATTGGAACAGCGACCACACAAAGTGAAATATACATATTAAATGACGGCTCTGGTTTTGCGCAATCCGTTGCTAATATGAGTGGGACTACAGCTCCTACAGGAAGTGCAATTTGGTATGACACAAATACAAATCTTATGAAGTGGTATAATGGAGGAACTGATACAGGTTATAGATATTCTCTTCCAATAGCTCTTGCATCTAGAACAAGTGGCTCTTGGACTTCTATCGACCAAATCTTCAATGGCTTTGGTTATATCGGAAGTACAGTCTTTGCTTTGCCTGGTGTTAAAGGTTTATTTTGTAATGGAAAAAATACTGATGGCACTTCGAGTAGCACTCCATTTGAGTTATCAAATGTTCTTGTAAATCATACATTCAATAATAATGCCACTAGTTATTTTGTGATAACAAGAGATTTGACTATAGCTCGTAGTCACGCAGACAATACATCTTATGATGAAGCAAACAACTGGATTTATCGTTCAGATGGACTTTATAAAGATGGAATGATTGCTGGTATTTTACAAAGTACTACTTCTGGTATTCAATGGTTTAATCCAAAGCAAGTCTTTCATGCCCTAGACTACAATGACGGAGATTATATCTCTGGGCTTGGTATGCCTGCCATTAGTAAATATCAAGTATTAACACTTGGTGCAAATGGTTCTTCATATACAGCTCCAGCAAACGGATATTTTAGTTTGGGTGGAAATGATGACCAGACTGTAAATGGTCGGTATGTTATGAGAAACGACACTACAAGATTTGGCGTTTCAGCAAATACAAATGGCACTTCTATTACAACTGGATGGATGGCGGGAACATTACCAGTTAGGAAGGGAGATATTGTGAACATATATTATAATACTGTTGGCCCAACTGGTATGAACTTTATATTTGTTTATGCGGAAGGAGAAGTATAATGTTTAAAGCACTAAAAGATGAAAAGATTATAGCTATATCAGACACAGACAGCGAGTTCCCTTGCTTGGTTCGTGATGAGGTTTTAGAAGACACAGAACATACTTGCGAGGACTATGAACAGGTCAATGGTGAATATCTATTAAAGCAAGATGTCCCTGTGGACTATCAGAACGAGCAGATACGCCAACAACGTCAAGCAAGATATGTTGTAGAATCTGACCCATTACGTTTGGATTATGATGAAGCATTGGCTCGTGAGCAAGATAATGCCGAAGAGTTGAAACAGGAATGGTTGGCTAGTAAAGATAAGATTCGTGAAGAATTACCGTATATTGAGGAGTCATAATGCATAAGGTGTTTGATTTGGATAAGGTATGGGCTTATGTAGCGGCAGGACTAATAGGGTTCTTTGAACCTTTGTGGGTTCTTATGCTTTGGTTCTTAATCTTCGTTGCCTGTGATACTATTACTGGTATCTGGGCAAGTGTAATAGAACGCAAAATTATTACTTCAAATCAATTACGCAAAACAATAGTTAAGTTAATGATGTACTCAATGACGATAGTGTTATGCCACGCCATAGATACCTCTATGATTACTTTGGTGGATATAGGTCTGGCCAAGTTTGTTTCTGCAGTTATATGTGGAATCGAACTTTACTCCATATTGGAAAACTGCTATCGTATTACAGGAAACAAGGTTTTTAAGACGTTAACGCAGTTTACCCTTAAAAAACTCAAGGATAAAACTGGCGTGGATGTAGAGGAAAATCAAAAATGATGAAAATTGCATATACTTTATTTATGGGTATCTGGCGTGACCTATTCGGCAAAAACGGTTGGGATTTGCCTGCGTTGAAATGGAGAATTGTCCAACATATTCTTGCTTTTATTGCCACGTTCTTATTGTGTATGTTTGACAAAGGCTTTGTTTGGTTTGGGTGCTTATGGGTTGCTCTTTGGATTCAAGTAGAATGGGCATTAGGACACGGCCCTTGTTATGACTTAGGAAAGAGTGGAAAGCCAGATGAAAAAATGCTTAAAAGATACGAAAAGATGCTTGGTTATAATCTGCTCTGCAAGATATTTCCAAAAGATAAATGGTATGGATTCTGGTTTGATTTTGCTCTATTGGCAATTAGGTATACATATCCATTGGTGCCTTTGGTCTGCGTATTTAAGCCGTTATTTATGACACTTGGTTTGGTTATAACTTGTCTGTATGCTCTATACAGATACTGTCCGTTTATGCAAAAACATAGGTGGTTAGATGTTGAAATCTTGGCTGGATTGGCTCTTGGGGCGTTCGTTGCCTACCTCTAAAGGAGAGCAAATGATAACACAAGCACTTATAGATAGTGTAAAAGAGGGCGAGGGCTTAAGGCTCAAACCTTATAGATGCACTGCAGGCAAATTGACAATTGGCTTTGGCAGAAATCTTGATGATGTCGGAATTACACAAGAGGAAGCCGAGTATCTATTGAAACACGACTTAGAGAAAGCCGAAAAGGAAGCCGAGAAATTTCCTGTGTATAGTAAATTAAATCAAGCAAGGAAAGATGTTCTTATTGAAATGGTGTTCAATATGGGATACTCAAGACTATCAGGATTTAAGAAGATGTTTGAGGCGTTGGAAAAGGGAGACTATTCAGCTGCTGCCGACCAAATGTTAGACAGCAGTTGGCATAAACAAGTTGGAAAAAGAGCCGAGAGATTGGCGTATTTTATGAGGATTGGATAATGAAATATTTGCCATTAATTTGTTTGTTGTTTTTAGCTTCTTGCAAATCTACCGTTCCATCTGAGACATTAACAAATAGTGTTATAAACGATTTAAATGCCCATCAACAGGCGATAGAGGTTTTAGACAAGCAAACTACCAAGGAATGTAAAACAGATGCTTTCTTGGCTAGTTTAAACGCTTTAAAAACACAAACAGAAAGTATAGCTAATCAGGTTAAAAGCATTAGCGAGACCTGTAAGAACGAAAAACTTGTCCTTGAGAAGGAAAAAACAATCAAAGATATAATGATTATGGTTCTGCTTGGCATACTTGTGTTGATTTTGTTCTTTTGGGTAAAGATAAGAAAATAACCGAGAGTTGAAAAAGGTATAAAAATTATGTTATAATGCTAGAAGAAATCGGTTGGGAGTACCCCGAATATGGCGAATAAGGGGTTGCCGATGTGCTTATACCGCTCCCTGCCTTAGTAGGAGATTGAAATGGCAGATTCTAATTTAATTCGTGGCGACAGTAGTACGGCTTTTGGACAAAACCTTCTAAGAATTACGTTAAGCGACCCAGATGGGCTTCTTGAGAACCACTCCATCTCTAAATGTGAGATTCGTTTTAATGGATGTGTAACAAAAACAATTTTAAATCCAGAGTTCCCTTTGGTTATTAATTTAACAAGCGAAGAGAGCGAAAAGCTTTCTGTTGGCGGGAACAATGCTGTTATGGCTGTTTGGGATGAAAATGGTCAGAAGCTCACCACAAAAGGTGGACAAATAATTAACATTGGAGCAAAGAGGGTATAATGGCAGAATTAGAGGCACAATTTGAATTACCGAAACGCTCCGAGATTGGTGCGACTTTTGAGATAAATATTGCGACAAAGGGTGACAAGGGTGACCCCGGTCCAGAAGGCCCAGAAGGACCACAAGGACCAAAAGGACCAGAGGGACCAGAAGGTCCTAAAGGGAAAGACGCAACCATTAACGGTGTCAATGCTCTTACATTAAATACAACCTATGGAATATCCCTCAACCAAAGTGGCAACACTGCTACAATTAGTGGTAAGGAAATCACAGACGTTGTTGATAGAATCGATTCGTTAATTCCTGCTCAAGCAAGCGAACAGAATCAGTTAGCAGACAAACAGTTCGTTAATAGCTCTGTTTCGACAAATACTGCGAATTTTATTGGGACGTTCGAGTCTGTTTCCGATTTGAGGTCGTATTCTGGAACAGTAACGAATAACGATTATGCTTTTGTAGTAAATCAGGTTGTTACAGATAACGGCAATGATTGGGCTTCTTTTGAAGATTTAGATGCCTATAATAAATCATTACTAACAAATATGGATTATGCTTGGGTAGTAGATGGTTCAAGATTTGATTTGTACTGGTTTAACATTGTCGAACAAGAATGGCAAATTGATACAGCAGACATTTCCAAAGAAGGTGCAACATTAAACTACGCATATAACAGATACAAAGCCGTTGTAAGCGGTAATGTTGTAAATTGGGAATATGAATATACGCTGAATAATTCCTCATTTACTGCAAGTCAATGGGCGTCTATTAACTCTGGAGCAACGGCATCAAAAGTAAATCAAATCACAACCAATCAAAATGCTATTGGTACCTTATCAAGTCTTACTACTACAGATAAGACAAATTTGGTAAGTGCTATCAACGAAGTAAATGTAACCGCAGGAAGTAAAATTTCTGATGTTACAGTAAATGGAACAAGTATTGTTTCTTCTGGTGTTGCAGAAATACCTGCCGCAGCACAGTCTGGCGATTATGGATTGGTCAAGTTTGGGAGTACTTCATCTGGATTGCAAGTTTCTTCAGGTACTGGGAATATAGCAATTTATGCCGCAACAAACACAAACCTAGAAGAAAAGACAAACGCCAACAGACCAGTTGTTTCGTCAAACTTGGATTATGCAACAGTCCGAGGAATTGCATATAATGGTTTGACGCTTACAGCAACTGAGAAATCAAATGCTTGTGATTGGTTGGGTGCAGTAAAAGATACAACGATTGGTGGCAGTTCTATTGTAACTGATGGGGTGGCAGTTATTCCTAATGCTTCTGGAGATACTTATGGTGTAACAAAACTGACAAACTCTCTAGTGTCAACAAGTAATACGATTGCATTAGCGGCAAGTTCCATAAATAATTTTTATAGAGATGTTATAGCTGGTGTTGGCACTTATGATAAAACTGCAACTTATGCTGTTGGAGATAAAATCCGTTCTACAAGTGGTTATTACGAGTGCATTAAAGATATTACAACGCCACACAACTGGGATGCAAGCGAATGGCGACAAATAACAATTCAAGGTGAAATTGATGGAAAACAAGACAAACTCACACCTGATGATGGTGGAAGATATATGGACATCATTGAAAAGGTTGTTTTGCCGTCTGGTTATTCAAGATTAGATTATGTAATCAACGAAGCAAGTGCTTCGCCATATACAACACTGGATTTAGGTATTCAACCACAAGATGGGGATATTATTGAGTCGGTATTTGTGGTGAATAAAGCCGCTATGAGCAACTATTTCGTTCAAGCACGGGACAATTCGGGTTCTGCAATTTATGGTTTAGCAGGGGCTTCATCTGGAAGCACTATTTCTTGTGCTGTGAATGGTGTTACTGCCGATGTGTCTATAACTCGCCAAAATGGTCATAAGTATTATGCAAAGGCATCTATGGTAAATGGTACTTGTTCTTTGTATATTAAAGATATGACGGACAATTTAGAGGATTATGGAACAAATACTTATACTTGGGGAACGATTAACAAGAATTATCACTTATGGGGTAATGGAACAAACACAATGAATGGGGAACAACCCGTTCAGTTTGTCAAGATTACAAATAAAGGCGTGGTTCGTGTTCATATGGTTGCAGCAACCAATGGGGTAAATGCGGGCTTCTATGATTTAGTCAATGGCACATTTATTAGCTCAATGACAGCTGGCTCTGTAAGTGCTGGAAATGTAATAGCAAATCCAACAGTTGTCAATACAACACTACGGAATAAAGATTTTATTTACTTTGGAACATCTAGCTCAACTGCTGCTACTGTTGATAAAGTTGTAAACATCCCAGAAATTACACAATTAGAGGAAGGACAAATAATTATTGTTCAGCCAACAGCTACATCAACTGTTGCTAACTCTACGATTGCTTTGAATAACTTTACTGTGTATCCAATGAGATATAATAATGCCGCTATTACAACATCAACCGACAGTATCGTTTGGTATGCTAACGTACCGTCTATTTGGAGATTTGATGGAACATACTGGGTATTCTTAGGACATGGTGTTGATAACAATACAACCTATAACTCAAACACCTTTGCCCTTTTGACAGCAGGTACGAACACAACAAACAGATTGCTTGCTCCGTCTATTTATAAAGATAGTACTTTTGGTGCAGTAACTGCTTATGCTTCAGGTGATACAATTCCTTTGGACGATAAGTGTTTATACAATAGCACAAGCAATATCACAGCTTTAACGTTATCAGCACCGACAGTTGATGAGAGATATATGTCACAAGTGAATTTCTCATCAGGAGGAACTGCCACGACTTTAACATATCCTAATACATTTAAGATATATGATGGATGTGATGATGTTCAGGTTGTAAATGGGGTTAAGACATTTGTTCCTGTGGCAAATAAGCGTTATCAACTGTTTGTGTTTAGCGATGGGGTTAATACTATAATTTTTGCAAAAGGAGCATAATATGTATGGGAAAATTGAAGATGGCGAATTAAAGTATGCAAGTACTATTGCTATTATTGATGGCGATATGGTTGTTACCAACCCTAAAGCTGAAGATTATGTCCACGCTGGATATAAGTTAATTGTTGATAATGCTAAAGAAGATGCCGAGAAAGAATATACGCCAGAATATATAGAGGAAGAAGATAAAATAGTAATCAATTATAAAGAGGTGTAGTATGAGCTTAAAGAAAAAGTTGTTAAACTGTTTGTTCACAGGCACATATGCACCTTGGCTTACTGAAGTTGAATGGTTAGAAAATCCTTTTAGTCAAGCAGACTCTATTGTTCCATATATTGATACAGGTATTTTTCCTAGTTGGGATTTGCCGTTTGAAATGTCTGCAACAATTACAAAGACATCAGCAAACAGAATGCTGCCACTTAGTAACTATGCCAACCAGTTGACATTTTATATTGAAGTAACAGCAACAAATAGGGTAAGATTTGGTTCGCAAGATTCCACTGCTTCCGACCCAACTTTTGTTGCTTTTGATGCTTATACAAGCTCATCCTATTCAATTCCATTAAATAAACCAACAAGAATATGGGTAAAATATACTCCAAGAAATGATACTGCTCATTCTGTTGATTATGAAATAGGATTAGAAGTATTGGATGGTTCTGGAACAACTACTTCCACAACAGGAACTGTTTATCGTGCAGGAAGTCCAGCATCTACCACAAGAACGTTGCGTATGTTCTATGACTATCGTAATGCACTTAGTACATTTGATGGGGGATTTAAGCTACATCAATTAGAGGTTAAATACGGGACAATACATCAGAAGTATGTTCCTTGTTTAGATATAAATGACATTCCTTGTATGTATGAACAGATTAGTGGAAAGTTATACTATAATCAAGGAACTGGTAACTTCAATATTGGAAGACAAATTACAGAAGTTGAATGGATAAACCTCACAGGAAGTCAAAGATTCAATACTGGTTTCTTACCTAACGAATTGTCCACTACATTAAAGGCAACTTTTGAAATAACTCCTGATTCGTTGGAGAGATTCCCATTTGGTGTTAGAAAATTGCAGGGATATGAAGAAAGTTGTTCTATGTATATTGGTCCAGTTGTGGGTGGAAGTCCTAATGGTTATTTAAGACTTGACTGGCCATTGAGGGCTGGTGGTGTCGCTGCTCGCTATAACTTTACTGCTTCTACTGAAAAGATTACATTGGAGGCAACTGGTAATTATTCAAATGTAAACGGACAGGTGCTTACAGCAAGCACAGTGGTTGACTTTACACATCCTAAACCTTTTTATATTGGAAACTGTTTTACAGAGTCTACCAATGCGTTTCAATCGGCTTTTAAGGGTAAGTTTTATGTTGTCAATTTGTTGAACACATACACAAGAGAAGATTATAGATACTGTGTGCCTGCTCACGATGAAAATAATGTAGGATTTTTCTTTGATAGAACGAATCACTTTATTATGGATAACGAGGGTCAGAATACACAGGATATGACGTGGGGAGATGAGATTCACTCTATCGGATATGTCTATGGAGGTTATCCTAGTTCATTTAAAACATTAGGAACTACATTTGCTGCACATAGATGGGAAACAGATATGAAAGCTCTTGGAGATGGAGAAAATGTAATATTGCTCGGTTCTACAACTGGTGCTGCAAACTACTGGGCTGTTTCAGCTTCAGCAGATGCTTATATGCTTCATACAACAAGTACACAATATTGGATTTATTTAAATGCAAAATTAAGAAGAACGTTATTCCTTGATAGTAATGATTTAGGAAATAGTAAAGGAAGTCTAACTCTGGATGTTGATGGACAAACAATGTCCCGTATAGCGACTTCGGGATTTAACACATCAACTTCATATAATCTGATTGGCTTAAGTTCTAACTATATTGGAAAAATGTGGCTGTATGGAAATAGGTGTTATGACAGGTCAACAAATCAATTACTTCTAAACTGGGTACCAGTTCAAACTGGAAATAAGGTTTGTAAAATTTTAGAAACAATTACTCATACATTGAATGATGCAGTTTCATCTCCAGAAGAACTGACTGCTGGATATAATATGGCAGGATACTCTATGGGGAATGAACTTCCATATGGATTCATTGAGTTAAATTACCTTGAATCAACTGGACCACAATGGGTTGATACTGGTATTTATATGAACTCTGATTATGGTGTGGAAATAGTAGCAAGACAGACCTCTACAACACAAAGTGTGGGGAGATATTTGTTTGGTGACGCACCTGTCCAAAACACTAGATACCTTATTGCAGTTACATCTGGAAATGACACATATAGATTTGGTTTGGAAAATGCCAATAAAGACTCAAATGTTTCTGCCTATGATGGTCAATGGCATACGCATAAAGTTGAAAATAAAACCTACTATATTGACGGAGTTAGTCAAGGTTCTTTGTCTGTTACAGACTTTACAGCAGGCAGAACATCCCGTTTGTTTAGTGTCCAAACCACAGGAACTCTTACTGAAAACTATTGGCAGGTAAGAAGTTGCAAACAATACGATAACAATGGAAGAATTATAGCACATTTAATCCCTGTTTTAAGAACGTATGATAACAAACCCGGTATGTATGATTTGATAAATAGAAAGTTCTTAACTAATGGAGGAACTGGAGAATTTAAATATGGTATCGGTAATAATTATACGTCACTAAATTATATTGAAGCAACTGGAACACAATACTTAACTGTTGTAAGTGGGGATGTAAATGAAACCTATGGTATTAGGCTAAATGCTTCTATGGCAGGAGAAACAGACAACTATCTCGCTGGCTCTACTGGTACTGGTGGCAACCGTATATTCTACTTTGGCGCTAGAAGTACTTCTTCTTATAATGCTTGGTGTTATGGGTGGGCAACTTCATCAACCGGTACTACAAGTCCTAGATATAATTTTAGTGATTATCCTGACGGTTTGGATAACTTCTATGTCGGTCAGTTAAACTTCTTGAATGACAAAAAGGTATCATTCGGGAATGAAACCCCGACAACAATGACATCTTCTGATGGTGTATTTACAAATACAAACATCAACTTCTTCAGAACATACAAAGATGCTGGATGTACTGGAAGAATTAAATGGGGTCAAGTATCTGCTGGAACAAATATAATCCGTAATCTTGTTGCGGTAAAGAGAATTGACGATAACGAAATTGGAATGTACGACACTGTGAACGGTGTGTTTTATAATAACTTAGGGGAAGGAACATTTAATTATGCAGAATAAGTTTGGTAATGAAATAAAAGTAATAGATTGTCGGCTACTGGACATCAAGAAGCAAGTCCTAGAAGCCAATGTCAGACACCTGCAACACATAAGGGAACGGTATCGCAAGTATCACAAAGCAGGGAAAGTTAGTGGGGATAGCACGTTGAGGACTGAGCAACTGTGCCAGTTATCCCAATGGAAAAAACAACTCGGTCACGAATGAAAGGATAAATATGACATTAGAAGAACAAAAAAAGCTAGAAAAACTCGAAAGACAAGCAAAAATTGAACGCTTACGGAGATGTCAAAAGAGATACCGTATGCTGGAAAACGGAGCCAGCCCAGCAGAGCTGCTTTCCCTAAAATGCGAACAAGCTGTTGTCGCTAAAAAGCTAGAGGTTGCTTCTCGGGAAAGATAAAGCAATCGGGGGCAATAAATGCACGGAAAGTTCAAGGAAATGAAAAAACTTATTATCCTAGGACAGCTTGCCCCCTACTGCACATACTGTGGAAAGAAAATAACAGACCCAAACGATTTTACAATGGACCATAAATTACCACTATCTCGTGGTGGCCAAACGGTTTCTAGCAATCTAACTCCAGCTTGCATGCACTGTAATCAAGAAAAAGGCATGCTTACATCTGAAGAGTATATGGTTGTGTTAAACTTTAGAAAGTCAAAGGAAAGGTAAAATGAAAAAGATATTATGTTTGTTAGGCTTGCATAAATGGGGCCCTTGGATGATAGGCCCCATTACTGGTAAAAAATATAGATGGTGTAAGTACTGCAATAAAAACCAAATAAGTTAGTTTGAATAGAGTGTCTTCTTTGAGCTCTCTGCCATTTCAATCAATCGGTTTAAAGACAACAATTCTGACTTCTTTCTCTTCTTTGCAAAGTGTCCCTTTTCAAGGGGAACTATCTTATACATATCCCCATCTTTAGAGATGCGAGCAATTCTTCCGGCCTCAACCCTAGCCATAGTTACATAAACAACAATATCTCCAACATTGATTTTATTTTTCATAGGTTACCTCCTTCGTACATTATATACCACATTTTTAATTAAATGTCAAGAAAAACTTATCCAATCAATATCTAGTACTAAAACACAATATATAGTATTTAGATGGTATTTTAGACACAACATATAGAGTTATCCAAGTTATCAACATGCTTACTATAAAATATATAAAGGTTAATTTCTTTTATATTGCTTTTCTTTATAAGGGAGAGAAAAAGCCCCATCTGAAAAAGCTAAAAAAAGAATGGAGCAGAAAAAGAGAGAGAAAGGTAAAGGGATGTGCTCTTTTTTTGCTGGGTAAATCTGAAAACCCAACCACATATATTATAGCACATTAAATGGCAAAATCAAATTATAGGCATTTATCTTGTTTAAAAAACTTTGCGCGCTCCTCTGATATTTCCCTTAATCTTGCATCGACCTCGTATCTAACGAACTCACACCATTCTTCGTAATCCTCTCCGGGAACTCTGGTAAATTCCTTCATTACTTCTTGGCGAACCTTATCTACAATGTTTGTTATTTTCTTTTTAGTCATGCTACTCCTCCTACAAAACGAATAATAATACCATTATTTGCAAAAGTCAATAAAAAAGTTATAATAAATATGTGGTTTAAGAGAAAGGAACAAAATGATTGAATTTATTTTACACTGTGAGCCGCCAAAGCACACCGCTCAAGGCAGCAGCATGATTTTAAAAAGTAAAAAGACCGGCAAATACTTTATTGGCAAAAAAGCCAATTCTAACGCCATACAGACGAAGAACGAGCTTTTGGCTATGTTGATGCCTTACCAACCAGAAACACCCATGCAAGGCGCCGTTAAACTAGAAATAGACCTATTTTATTCTTGGAGAAAGAGCGAAACAAAGAAAAACCGTGAGAAAGGTATGATGCCGGTAACAACAAAGCCAGACCTCGATAACTGGGTAAAGCAATTTAATGATTGTTTGACTCGTCTAGCATTTTGGCGTGATGATGCACAAGTGTTTGATATGCACTTAACGAAGTTTTATTCCGACAAGCCAATGATACATGTCAGAATTACGGAGTTTTAAAAAGTATTTGACATTATGTTTTTATTGTGGTATAATAGTTAAAGAAAGGTTAAGATGCCAAAGTTAGTAGAAATTAAGGAAGGCACAAAGACGCGGTATGTTACACAAGAGGTATATGACCGCTTGATGGCCAAACAAAAAGATAGGGTTGTATCCGCTGGAGATATTACATGCTCTGATACAAACTCCATGGCTTTAGGTTTTACCGAAGAACAATTTAACCGTATATTTAGAAAGGATAAGAAAGATGAATGAGGTAAAGATTACTGGTAGAGTATATAATGCAAAGGTTACAACAACCATGTTGGGTAAGAATATTACCCGCTTCGGTTTAAGTATTTATTGTGGAAAAGACAAGGAAGGCAAGTCAAAGTATGGATTCGTTGATTGTAAATACTTTGGAAGCCTTGTCACCGACAATAATCTAAAAGACGTTACTGGAAAGCTTTCTGTCGATTCTTGGGAGAAGGACGGAAAGAAATTCTCCAAGCCAGAAATTATTGTTGACACTATTGTTAACTCAACAATGTTTGCGGATAAACAACAAGAGCCACAACCAGAACAGCCAAAAAATGAATGGAAAGAAGAAAAGTCATTTGATGACGAAATTCCATTTTGATTTAACTGGGTAGGCGGCGAAGTTGGAGAGTCGCATCAGACTGTAAATCTGACGCTTTGGCTTAGTTTGTTCGAATCAAACCCTACCCACCATGGGGTGACACATTAACCAAATTTTGTTCTTGTTCTAATGTATTAACCGTCACCCCGCCTATTTTAAAGAGAGGATAAAATGCACGGAAGTAGAAAACCAACAGAAGAAGAAAAGAAAATATCTGCCGAGTATAGAAAGAAAAGAAAAGAAAACCTAATTGGTCTGAAGCTTATGGCTAGAATGACTGGCTATGGCTATGACTACCTCACCCATGTCGAGGCAGGATATGACCCAGCGAGCCTATCGTTTGTTGAAGAATATGACCGAGTTATCGAGTATATCAACGCTGGTTGTCAAAAAAATAAAAGAAAAAGAAAAAATCTTAAAAAAAGTTCTTGACATTTATAATTTTTTGTGGTATAGTGTGTTCGTTCAAGAGAGAAAGGAGAACTGAACAATGAGAAAACTTACAAAAGATGAAATTGAAGTCAAGGTAAAGACTGTTTCTGAAAAGGGAGCAACTCTTTTGCTTTACAAAACCGCCCGTGTTGATATGGCTATCTTGGATGAAACCTATGGTGCTATGAACTGGCAATCCGATTACAAGGTAGTCAAAGATAACCTGTATTGTGGCATTGGTGTTCGCAATAAGGACACAGAAAACTGGGTGTGGAAGTGGGACTGCGGTATTGAGAGCCGTGAAGACGAGGAAGGCAACCAAAAGAAAGGTGAAGCATCTGATGCTTTCAAGCGTGCTGGGTTCAAATGGGGAATTGGCGTTGAGTTATATTCCAGCCCATTTATTTTTGCTTCTGTCGCAACAGAACAAGATGGTGTTGACAAAAGAGGAAAACCAGTTTATAAACTGAAAAACAAATTCCAGAAGTTTTTTGTCTCTGAACTCACATATAACAAAGATACGGGAGATATTTCCGAATTAGAAATTATTGACGACAAGGGCGTTTTGGTTTATAGCAACATTAAAGGGCGCAAGCCACAAATGCCGCAACCACAGAAACAAGACACAACAAAAAACGATGAAATTGTAAAAAAGAAAGTGGCGGAGTGTAAGAAGTCTATTGCTGCACACGCACAATATACAGAGGGCGACAATGACTATGGTGCTATCACACGCTTTGCAAACAAGATTTACGAAATGGGATACACCACAGAGGCAAACGAAATCATTGCTTTGTTGGAAGGAAAAACGGCAAAGGATGAAATTCCCTACTAAGTGGGGAACGTGGTTGGTGCGAATATGGCAGAATAAGCACACTCCTTAATTTCCTAGACACAAACAACCACTGCCACTAACCATTTAACAAGGAGGTATAAAATGGCAAGAAAATCACAAAAAGAAATCGTTTTGAATTATCTGAAAAAACACTCAAAGGGATTAACAAGCATGAAGGCTTTTTGGTTGTGGAGAATCACAAGGTTGGGTGCTAGAATTTATGAATTAAGGGAAAAGGGACATCATATCATTACAATTAAAGAGGATAATGTATTTTGTCCCGGACAACATGCTAGGTATGTGTTGTTAAAAACAAACTATGATGAAGCAGTTTAATCGGGTTTTGTGGCAATAGTTCAGTGTCTCCATTTAAGAATTGCCACAACTGGGTTTCGTGTAATATGGGGAATAAGCGA